ATGACGCAAACGACGGCGCAGCGGCAGGCGGCTTATCGGGCAAGGCGCGAGACGGCAGGCAAGGACGGCAACGGTGATCGACGTCTGGATATGTGGGTGAGCACGGAAGCGTATCTTGCTCTGACGCGGTTAGCTCGCCGTTACTCGGTAACGAAGCGCCAGATGCTGGAACGGTTGATCGCGCGGGCAGACGACGCGATTGTGCGCCGACTCGATCCCGATTCGGAACAGTGGGACCAATACTTCGGCCCAGCGCGGTAGCGATCGGAGTTACCCGGTAACGGCTTGCTGTCGAGCGAAGTTGAACGGTAGCAGGTCGCTAATATCGGCATCCGGTGCGCGCTGCGGCAATTCGGTCAGCACGTGCAGCAGATAGGCATGGGGATCGACGCCACAGGCTCGACACGTGAGCATCAGGCTGTAGACCATCGCGCTCGCTTTCGCGCCGTCGACCGTATCGCTGAAGAGCCACGACTTTCTCGCCGTGGCAAACGGCCTGATGTCGCGTTCGATGACGTTGTTGTCTATTGCAAACCGGCCATCGTCCACATAGCGACTCAGGTAAGGCCATTGCCGGAGACAGTAGCCGATCGCCTCGCCTAGCAGGCTCTTGGGCAGAACCTTCGGCGCGAGCTCGTCGAGCCAACTCTTGAAGGCGTTTAGCAACGGCACGCTGTGCTGTTGGCGCAAGCGGTACCGGTAATCGGCCAGCGTCTCGCCTTCGGGCAACGTCTGTTTGGCGAGCGTCTCGACCTGGTACAGCGCCTGGAAGAATTCGAGCGCCTTCGTGATGCGGGGGCTCGGTTTGTTCTTCTGCCCCTTGAGCGCATCCGTGAACATCCGGCGTCCATGCGCAAGGCATCCGAGGTGCGTGGCCGATTTGACCGTCCGCCACGCAGGCCAGCCGTCCGTCATCAGCGTGCCCGCGTAGTCTCCGAGGAACTCCTTCGGGTACTGCTGGCCACGCCCCGGCTGGTACTCAAACAGCACCACCGGCTGCTCGCTATCCTCCGCGCTTCGGTAGACCCACATGTATGACTTGTCCTGCGCGTTTCGGCCGTTCTCCTTCAGGACCTGGACGGTGGTCTCGTCGCCGTGAATCAGCCACTGGCTGAGCAGAATCTTCTTGAGCGCCTTGAACAGGCGCGTGTAGTGAAGCTCGGCGGGGCGGATGATCCAGTTCGCCAGCGTACCGCGGCTGACTGCGATATTCGAGCGTGCGAGCACGTCTTCCATCCGGTACAGCGGCGTGCCGTCGACATACTTGCCGGCCGTGACGGCGGCGATCATCGATGCACTGGCGTGACTACCCGGCAAGGGCTGCGCCGGCATCGGCGCGACCACGATCGGTGTGTGCGTGCCGTGACGCTCGCAGTGCCGACACGCGTACTTGAAACGCGCGTGCTGCAGCACCGAGACCTTGACCTGCATGTGCAACTGTTCGCTGATTTCCTCGCCCATCCGATGCATTGCCTTGCTGCAGCACGGGCAGATCTTCTGGTCTTCGGGCAGGTCGTACTCGATTCGCTCGCGCGGCAGGTCCGCGGGCAGCGGTTTGCGGCCACGCTTGCGCGGTTCAGGCTGGCCGGGTTCCGGCAACCCGGTATCGGGCAACGTCAGCGGCTCGCCGTCGTCCTCCTCGGCCGGCTCAGCGTGGGCTGCCTCTTCGGCCTCGTTGAACACGCGGTCGCGGCGCTTCTCGCTCTTCGGCGCGTACTGTCGGGCCAACGCGAGACGATATTGCTCTTCCAGCGCATCCAGGCGCTTGGTCAATTCGTCGATCCTGGCGTCACGCTCGGCAATGACCTGAGCATCGGCCGCCACCCGCTCCTCCAGCTTGTGGATATAGGCCTTGGCGGTGCGCGGAAGTCGGGGGAGATTGGGAGGGGACATGCGCTCAACGATAGCGAAACGCAGAGCCAAATAGGTTTACGCGAATTTGTAACAGCTAAAGCCGCCGTTGTTTACTGGCAACAGCGGCGATACCCTGCTTCAGTTCGTGTGGCAGTATTGCCGCGCTGGGTGGCGGCGCACGGCGTCGATATCGACGCCGTCGAGCAGCAGGTGAAGCTGCTCGGCCGTCAGTTCGATCACGGCTTGCTGACGGCGGGGCCAAACGAAACGGTCGGCCTCGAGGCGTTTCAATAGGAGCCAGAATCCGGCCCGGTCATACAGCAGAAGCTTCACGCGATCGCGTTTGCGGTTGTGGAACGCGAAGACGGCTCGCGCAAGCGGATCGAGCAGCATCGACTGCTCGACCAGCGCGACGAGGCTGTTGATGCCGGCGCGGAAGTCGATGGGCTCGCGGTGCAGGTAGATCTGCAGGTCCGCGTCGAAGCGGAACATCAGCGTGCCCCCAACGCTTCGATCATCGCCTTCACGAGAGCGCCATCGTGTGCGGCGCATTCGAGCTGTAGCGTTACGCCGTTGGGCAACTGCGCTGATAGTCGCGCCGGCGTCATTGCCTTCGCCGCTTCGTACCTGTGTGACGTTCGCCGTACGTTCACCGGCTCGGGGTTCGTGCGCACCGGTGCCACCTCGTTGATCGGAACGACCGGCACGAATGCCGATGGCAAGGGCTCGACGCACGCCGTCACAGCAGCATTCGCGCGTTCGCGCAATTGAATCCACTTATGCAGCTGGTTCGCGTTCACACCCGCCTTCAACGCCAGTCCGGCAATTGACGCGCCCGGCTGCAGGCAGGCTTCAATCAGCTTGCGCTTACCCTCGGCGTCAAACCTGCGCTTGCCCGTCGCGGTCACGCCGGTCACCCGCAGTGGCAGGAAATCAACTTCGTTCTGTGTCATCGGTTGCGTCCGCAAGTTGTAGTTGCGGACGCAAGCCTGCGCTCGTTCAGCTTTCGATTCTAGGTGGGGTTAAATTCGCGCTTACAGTCAATCTACCAGGACCTCGTCGACCAGCATGGCTTCACGGCCAGCTACGAGAGCGTCAAACGCTTCGTGCGAGCCCTGCGCCACGTCGATCCGGAACAGTTCGACCGACTCGAGTGCGCCGCCGGCGAAGAGGCACAGGTTGACTACGGTGAAGGTGCACCGACCCAAGATCCAAAGACGGGCCGCTACCGCCGGCCACGCCTGTTCGTCATGACGTTGAGGTATTCGCGACGCAGCTTCCGGCGCGTGGTCTGGAAGTCCAGCCAACAGGTCTGGGCACAACTCCACGAGGAGGCATTCCGGTACTTCGGCGGCAGCGTCAGTTACGTCGTCCTCGACAACCTCCGCGAGGGCGTCATCACGCCCGACCTGTACGAGCCCGAGATCAACCGGCTCTATGCCGCGATGCTCGAACACTACGGCGTCGTCGCCGACCCGGCCCGCGTGCGTGATCCGAATCGAAAGGGTGCCGTAGAAAACGCAATCAGACATACGCAGGACACGGCCCTCAAGGGTCGGCGTTTCGAGTCACTCGAGGCCCAGAACGAATTCCTGATGCACTGGGAAGAGAACTGGGCCGCCAAACGGATCCATGGCCGCGCGCGGCGACAGGTCGAAGCGATGTTCCAGGAGGAGAAGCCACACCTGCGGCCGCTGCCGACGACGGGCTTCCGTTACTTTACCGAGGTCGTGCGCACCGTCTGGGACGATACCACCGTGAGCATCGATCGCAGCAACTATGCCGCGCGTCCGGCACCCATCGGCTCTCTCGTGTGTGTGCGCATCTATGACACCACGATCGAGATCCGCGATCGCCGCTCGCAGGAACTGCTGCGCACCCATCCACGCCACATCGAACCCGGCTCGCTCGAGCTCCCCGAAAACGAGCGGCCATTCAATCCATCGCGCCAGACGAGCGTCGCGCTCTCCAGCGCTGGCGACATCGGTCCGCAAACAAGGGCGCTGTGCCAGCACCTGTTTGACGCCGAAGGCCGCGTTGGCCACCGCGGCATGTGGGGCATCGTCGCGCTGGCGAAGAAGTATCCCGCATGGCTCGTCGAGCAGGCCTGCGATCACGCCCTGCGTCATCACCTCTATCGATACCGGCAGATACGCGCCGTCGTCGAGCGGCTGTTCGAGCAGGCCCTTGAGCGCCTCGACCGGGCACCGCAGTTGGCCTTGCCGCTCACGCAGGAGCATCCGCTGATCCGCCCGGGTAACGAATACGGCGAGTTCTTCAACGCCGGCGCGCAGCACAGCGCCGCCTCTCAACCTCCCACAACAGGAGAATCTGTATGACCACCACGCTACCCGATATCGAGCGGGCGCTCAGGATGCTGCGCCTGTCCGGCGTACGGGACACACTGGAAACCCGCGTGCTGCAGGCACAGGGCACCCAGCAACCGTTCCTGGAAACCTTCGCGCTGATCCTGCAGGACGAACTCGACCGGCGTCAGTCGCGGCTCATCGAGCGGCGCTACCAGCAGTCCGGTCTTGAAGAGAAACTCACGCTGGCCGAGTTCGACTGGTCCTTCAATCCGAAAATCCCGCGTCAGGCCTGCTTCCAGTTCAACACGCTGAAGTTCATCGCCGCGGGCGAGAACGGGCTGATCATCGGCAAACCGGGCACCGGCAAGTCGCACGTTGCCAAGGCCGTCGCATACCAGGCCGTCCTGCAGGGGCACAAGGTCCAGTATCTTGAAACCGACGACTTCTTTAACCGCTATGCGCTCAGTGCACCCGAGCAGAGACAGACGAGGCTGCGCGCGATACTCGAGGCAGACCTGCTCGTGCTGGACGACCTGTTCCTGGCACGCTCGATCCCTGACGAGGCCGGCGCGCTGTTGCAGACCCTGGTCCATCAGCGCTACAAACTGCGCCGAAGCATCATCGTCACGTCCAATCGCGTAGTGCAGGACTGGGGAGCGTACCTGGGCGACAACACGATGAGCACGACGATCCTCGATCGCCTCATGCATCACTGCCACCAGCTTGAGTTCAACGGTCGTAGCTACCGGCTCAAGGAGGCCGCTGAGGCGCTTGCGCAGAAAACGAAAGAGGAATAAAACTCGACCTCGTCCTGCTTCACCTGGTGGGGGATTTTACGCGACCACAACCGGGGGAGTTTCAACTGACCGCCCGGGGCCGGTGACGAGGGACGAGACTTGATTCATGGTCGACTCCGTGGTCGTAGTGATGAAAATCGAACGGATTACGCGAGGTTGGTTGCCCCGCGCAGAATTGCGCCACCCGCATTGACGTAGGCGGTCTGCAATGCGGCGATCGTATTGACGTGCTGCCCGTAGTCGTTGCCGGGCAGGCTCGCCCAGATGCCAGAGCAGAGTTGGACCGCTTTCGTGAAATTGCCGATGTCGATGAACGGCAACGCACCTCTCTCGCGAATCTGCTGAAGTGCGATCCTGTCCTGCGAGAGCGGCGAGAAATCGGACAGCCGGAGCAATTGCCGGTACGACAACCAATAGCGATAGAGCAGCTGATACCGGCCAGCGGCAGTCGAGTCGAGCCCGGCATTGAAAATGTCCGGGTGCGTCGCGTAACTTGAAAACGTCAGCGGCTTCTCCGGTGTCGCGCCGACGAGCACCCGATAGCCGTCATCGGAATCGGGGATGCGCGATGTCCATTCGCTCCACGCGATCATGTCGAGAAACGCGGTCCGGTTGCGGCCACCGGCCTGCTGTGCGGTGATGACGGGCATGGTCAATCCTCCGTGCTTGTGCGGCGGCGAAAAATCTTGTCTCGCGCCAGGATGAAAATTTGCAGTACTGTGTAGACGAGCGTGGCCGACAGCACCACGTTCGACAGCGTCAGGTACGCCGCGACCTGGCCCAGCAGCGTGCCGATCAGGCCGCCAACCCATGCGATCGACACCTTGACGGATTCCATGACGTGATCGTTGCTCTCCACGGGCGTGCTCCAGAAATGAAAAACCGCCCCAAAGGGCGGCGATGGACTTCTGCGAGGCCAGGTTCAACCTAAGGGCCGCAGGAGTAGGAAAAGACAGCTAACGCGAGATCGGGCACTGCCTGTGGCTGGAATGCGTAGAACCCGCACGAATCGGGCGTGAGAAATGAGTTGATCGCCTCGCTGAAAAGCGTTTGCCACGAAGAACCATCACCCGAAACCTCGTAATACCAGTTCGTCGCGTCGCTACGGACTCGCATCCATTCAGGAACGGCACCAAGGTTCGTGGAGAAGGGGTTGCCGCTCCACGACGAGAAATTGCTGAAGTTGCCGACCCAGTAGCCGAGCTGGTTCTGATACGCGAGCTCAAAGAGTTTCAGCTTACCGCTCGCGCTGTCATACAGGCACGGGCCAACGCACCCGTAGTTGGCATTCAGCGGCGCCGCGCGCAAGCGCATCGTTACCTGAAATGCGCCCGATGGAATCGGCTGCGTGAGGACAAATGCCTGAGCGCTGCTTGAATGCGGTGCGACAACGCCAATGCCCCACGGATATTGCGTGGCGACGGCGCCCGTTGCTCCCTGATTACGCGCTGTGAAGCCGGACAATTGCGGCACCGTGTCCGTCACGCCATGCGACGAATTCGGCGTGATCGTCGCGCCTGAACCTACCGCCGTCACACTCGCGTTCGTGAAATTCAGCGACCCCGGCGCCACGGCCTTTACGATCCCGGCCTGTTCGGCCGCGCTGAGCGTGCCGACAAGAGACAATCCTGCGCCGAGCTTGCCGCCTTCGGTCACCTGCAGGTTCGCGCCGCCCGAGAGCGACTTGAAGGCGAGTGATTGCGCGGTCGAATTCGCTGTGTCGAGAATCGGAGCACCACTGCCTTCATTCGATGCCCCGGTGACCGTGCCACCGGGGCAGGTCAGCACCAGACTTCCTGCACCGTTGTCCGTGATCGAAAAATTCCCATCTGCGGCCAGCGTCTTCACGACGAGACTCGCAGCCGTGGATGACGATGTATCGATCAGGCCGGCGCCGCCCCCTTCGTTCACGCCGCCGCGCAGAGATCCGCTGATCGCGTTCGGCTGGTAACTGCGCACGTCGGTGTAGCTCGACGCCGTCAATGTGCCGGTCACGACCTGATACAGCGGGAACGAGGTAGTCGGAAAGCCCGAGGTGTTGGTGCTGACCACGCCCGTCACTGGGTCCGCAAAGATATAGTTCGTCGCACTCGCGGCAAGCGTCAGGGTTCCGTCGGGTACCGATTGCATGACGCCCGCCGGATTCGTATAGGTGCCGCCGTAGTAGCCCCAGACAAGGCCACCCGTCGTTGCCGCGCGCCGGCCCCATAGCATCATCGGGCTGGCGGCATCGAACAGCGCATTAAGCGTTGCCTCCTTCGTCGAGGAAGTCGCGAATAGCATATCGAGCAGGGTCGAGCTGTTCGACATGACTTACGCTCCGGCGTACCAGGAAAACACCGAAAGGCCGACGGCTTGCCCGTTCGGATCAGCGAAGAATCCCACCTGGTCCGGCGTCAGAAAGGTCGTGCGCGAGAACGAGTACATATTCACCCACGTGACACCGTCCGGCGACACGTCGTAATACCGGTTCGTCCCGTCGTCACGGATCCGGTGCCAGTCCGGCCAGAAGGTCATCGCGTACTGCGAGCCCTGAAATCCGTTCCACGAGGTCGGGCTGTTGAAGTTGCCGATGCCGTACTGGAATCCGCTCTGATACAGCAGGCCTGCGACCTGCAGCAGACCGCTTGAACTGTTGCGCCAGACGAGCCCGCACTTGATGTAGCTGGAGCTGGCCGGAAACGCGCGCATGCGGGCGACGATCTGGTAGGGCGTCGCGGGCGCGGCAATCACGAGGCACGCGCAATTCTCACCGCCCGCTTTCGGCGTGGACAGGCTGATGCCCCAAGGTTCCTGCAGCGCGGTGGCACTGCCCTGGTTGACCCAGGTGAAATTCGACAGGTTTGGTGGTTGATCGGGCGCGCCGAAACCAGAGAACAGCGCGATCTGCGCTTGCGATCCACCCGGATTCGTGACTTGCGCCCCCAGGAAATTGAGCAGCGTCGCCGCATTGACGACCGTAGTCCCGTTCTGCTGGATCGCCGGCGCAACGGCAGCGGCCGCGTTCGCATCGATTGCAATGCCGGCGAATCCATTGTCGGTGATGGTGATGCCGCTGCCGGCGACCAGTGTTTTGAACGCCAGGTTGCTCGACGTAGTGGAGGCAGTGTCGAGCACGCCGACTCCACTGCCTTCGTTGCTGCCGCCCGTGACGGTGCCGCTCGTACCGCTCGTGCTGATCGTAAGCCCGTTCGATCCACCGTCCGTGACGGTGACACCGGCGCCGCCGATCAACGACTTGAAAGCGAGCGTCTGCGCCGTAGAATTCGCTGCATCCAGCACGGGCGTGCCGCTGCCTTCGCTCGTTGCGCTGCGGACGGTGCCCGCGATCGCGCTGGGCTGGTAGCTTCGGCAGTCTATGTAGCTGGAGATGCCGGTCGAACTGGTCACGATCTGGTAGAGCGGAATCGACCCGGCGGGGAAACCCGTGGTATTCACCGACACGGCACCGGTCGTGGCGCTCGCATACACGTAGTTGGTCGCGCTCGCGGTGAGCGTGACGGTGCCGTTCACGATCGCATTGGCGGTCGTGCCGACCATATACGTGCCGCCATAGTAGCCCCACGTCAGGCCACTCGTCGTGCTCGCGCGCCGGCCCCAGATCATCGCGGGACTCGCCGCATCGAAGAGGGCATTGGCGATCACTTCCTTGGCCGCCTGATTCGTCGCGATGGTGTCGAGCAGCGTCGTGCTGTTGGACATCGTGTTACCTCGTGATGGTCGTCGTGGCAGATGCGCCCAGCACGCCCTGATCGCTGTTCTGCTGCACGCGGAAGGTGATCGTCGCGCCCGTCGAGAAGCCGTCTGCCGTGATGTTGGCGGCGGTGTACGTCCAGGTGCTGCCCGCACCATTGCCGGCAACCGTGACGGTCCGAACTGTGATCGAGCCGTTCAGGATCGTGAGCGTGTAGTTCTCGGCTGACTCGTCGAGTGGGACATCGGCGCCATCGAACCACTGGGCGCGCACGCGGGCACGCCGGGTCCACGACAGCGAGATGTCGGAGGCGCTCGACGCGCTGCCGTGCGCGGCCATGAAATACACCGGCGAGAGCGGCATGATCCGGCCGTTCTTCGGCGTGACGCTCACCTGCGCACCGGGCGAGCCCGAGAACGGGTTGAGCAGGAATGTCTCGAAGTAGAGCATCGAGCCGAAATCCGTCGTCTGGATCGGCATCGACACGATCGCAGCAGGATCGAGCAGCACGAACCGCTCGCCGGCGGCGTGGGTTGTCATGGCGGCTTCCGTGCCACCGCGCCCTCGCAGCAGGCCGGACAACGTCCAGGTGTTGGCTGCCGTCTGCGTCGCGTTGCGGAAAAACAGGATTTCGCCACCCAGCCACGCCGCATTGGCGCCGGCGAGGAAATCCGCATAGCTGCACGAAGCGAGCGCCCCTTCGTAGAGCATGATACTGACCGTATTGATTTCGTCCGGGAGGTTGCCGCCGCCGAACAATGACAGGGCACCTGCCGCGTAGCCCATGACGGACGCATGGGTGATCTGCGCGAACTGTGTGAACGTCACGTCATCGCGCGACAGGTCGATCGCCGCACCGGGCCACGACGAAGCCATCCCGCAGGCAGCGAGGTAAACCCCGGGCGTGTTATCTGCATCGCGCAGCGGCGGAATGTCGAGCACAGAGAGGATGGTCGGGCCGCTGTAATCGATCTGCTGGCTGGCAAAGCCAAGCGCAGTGCCGCCCTGCGTCGTGTATGAGGTGCCCGGATAGATATCGGGCTCCTCAAGCGCGGCGCCCCAGAGGAGCGACCCTTGTCCGTCATACTGGCAACGCGTGATCCGGGCGATCCAGCTCTCGCCGTTCGCACCCTGCAGTGTCATCACGTCGCCCGGCTCGTACTGCAGGTAAGCGAGGCCTGTCGTGAACTGGAAAGTTTTGCGGCCGACCCATGCCGACCACAGCATGGCCTGGGTACGCGCGAGCGCATCGGAGCCCGCGAGAACGATCGGCACCTGCATGACGGTGTCGCGGTTCGAGTTCGTGTATGCGCGCATCGCGCGCTGCGTGTTCGGGTTGTAGTCGTCTCCGAGTTCCGGGTAGGTCAGCTGCATCGAGCGCGGCAGATCGACCTCCTGCACGATCGTCTCGGTGACCGGTGTCGTGTTCGCTGTGTCCGCCAGATTTGGCGATGCACCGAGATCGGCGTACAGGAAGGTCCCGGCCGGTTGCGCACCGCGCTTCACGAACCGGATCACACCGCCCGAATCGCACGCATCGAAGAAGTACGTGGACATCAGCGGGCCCAGATTGCTGCGCGTGGTCGAATGGTTCGTCACGCAGTAGCCGTTCAGCACGTCGGTGAGCTGCGAGACATCGATCTGCGCGGCGGACAGGCCCGCACGGCTGCACAGGTCGGCCACGACATTGCCGACCGTCGTGAAGGTCTGGCCCTGCGAGATCCACATGTAGCCAAGCGAGATGCTGTTGAGATTCGCACCCGAGGCGAACACGAAGAAATTCTCGTTGATGGCCACCATCGTCGAGACGCCGAACGGGGCATAGCCGATTACCGTATAGGTGTTCTGCGATGGCCGGAACAGCGACACGGCGAGGTTGTCGCCGACCGTGTAGATGTAGTCGTCTGTGAGCACATACCCGGTGTTCGCATTGAAATTGATGCCGGTATACGTCGCGGTGACGGCTAGCGTATCGCGGTCGAACTGGAACAGATGGCCGGTCAGGTCGTCGAATGCATAGACATGCGTGGCCGAGCCACCGAGGATGTGCCATTCGCCCAGCTGGGTACTCTGCGCGACGATCAACCCCTGTTGCGACAGGTCGCACCGGTAAATCGGGCGGCCGCTCGTCGTATAGAACGAGCTCAGGAGGAGGTCGGTACCGTTGCGCCAGAAGCAGGCCTCATCGCCATCGAAGCCGAGGTCCATGCTGCCCGTCAGGCTCATGTCGTCGTAGGAGCCGTCCGGATGCAGCCATCCAGGCCAGGTGTAGATGCCGGCTACATCGCTGTAGCCGAGCGGCATGTTGATGCCCCCCCGGTTGCCGTTCCAGGGAATCAGCTGCGTCTGGACGGCGCCATAGGCGCTCAGGTTCGCGACGGTCACGCCGTTGTAGCCGAAGTAATACCCGTAGCCCATCGCGATGCCGCCCGACGCCGACAGGCACGGCGCCATGAAGAACGTTCCGAGCGAGGTCGAGTACGCATACGTTGACGCCGAGCGCGAAGTAGCGAGCGCAGCCGGCGCCGTGACGACCTCGAACGAGAGCGACGGCAGATAGTTGCCCCACTGCGAGAGGTCCAGTTCGTTGAATACGACGTAGGCCAGTCCCCGGTACGCGGGCGTGTTGTTCACGCCAAGCGCGGCCTGCATCACCGGATCGGGCAGCTGGTTTTCATCGCCGGGGTAAACGGTGAAATTCGTCACCATCTGGTTCGAGCCACTGATCGCCTGGAAATTCGACGGATCAGACACGTCGTAGATCAGCTTGCCGTTGGCCCAGATGCGCCGCACCGCCGTAATTGGACCCGCGCACAGACCGACAGCGAACGACATGGATACTTTCTGCTGCTGCGGTCCTTTGCCAGCCGCCCCTTTACCGCTGCTGGCGACGTAAGGCTGCCCGGCCCAGATGATATTGCCGGCAATCCGGTAGATGCCGTAGGCAAGCGGGATCGGCTTCCCGTAGGCACTGTCCTGGATGCGTATATCGGCGGGCTGTGGTCCCTTCTGGCGAAACAGCAGGCCACCGGCGATGCCGCCCGCCATCCAGCCAAGTTCCGCCCCTTCTGCAATACCGGCAGGCCCGCCGATCAGGAATCCGGCCGCACCACCAACCACGGCGCCGGCGGCGGACAGGACAAGCTGGCCCATTCAGACGACTCCAGGGATGCAGTAAGCAGCGATCACGTGGCGCCGGGTTTTCTCATCAAGGCGCGATTCGACCACGCGCTGGTTCGGCAGATACGCGTGGATAAAGTGATCCGCATCGGTCAGGATCGCCACGTGGATCGGCGTGGCGTGCCACGCGAACAGCAACACATCGCCGCCCTGGGCATCTGCAAGCGGAACTCGTATCAGGTGAGCCTCTAGTGCGCCGCGCAGCCGGCCATCCGGGCGGCGCCCGTAATCGGGCGCATCAGGCACGTCCAGGCCGACTGCGCGCGACACGCCGATCACAAGACCAATGCAGTCGCAGGCGGTGCCCTTCAAGCGTCCTTGATGCTGGTACGGCGTGCCGAGCCAGTCGCGGGCTTCGGCGACGAACTGCTCGCGCGTGATGGTTACCACGGCATGATCTTCCATTCAGTTCCCCTGAGGCGAGAGCAGGAGGTCGGGGCCGGGGATATACGGCTCGCCACGGAAATGGACGATGTTGTTGTAGCGCGCGTAGCAGGTGCCAAGCTGCTTGTCGCAGCCGGCCGTGATCGTGTACGTGTCGCCGATTGCCACCGGATACGGCATCGCCATCGCGAGCGTGACGACGCCCGGCGCAAACGCCTTGACCTCCATGACGAAGCCCGCGTTCTGGCCGGTCAGCCACTTGACCTTGCCGAACGCGAAATACCCGACCGTGTAGTTGTAGCTGATAAAGATCTCGCCGCCGGCCTGTGCGCTGTTGAAGGTAAAGAGACCCGTGGACAAAACCGTGTACTGCCCGGATCCGGTCCCGACACCGTAGGTGGTGCCATATGAATCGACGACCGAGATCGTCGAAACGAACGCACCACCGTTGGGCGGCACGACCTGGACCGTGAACGGCGAGCGCGTCGGGATCTTGTGGCCGGTCGTATCGGTGTAGGCGACGACCGGCCCGGTCTGCGTGAGGCCGGGATCGTTCCAGCTGGTCGCGCTGTTCACGCTTGCGACCTTCCCGTTGAAGGTGAGCGACGTCACGTCGACCGTGCATTTCGCGTCGCCAAGCTGCGCGCGGCAGGTCGGGCTGTACACGTCACCCTGTTCCTGCTGCATCAGCTGCGCCACGCCGCGCATTTCGACCTGGTAGGCCCCGTTCGTGATCGTCACCTGACCGAGCGTGCCGCTCGCCAGCGTCACAGCGCCCGCCGACGGATTCGTGTAGTCGACCAGCATGCAGGTCACCTGCGCGAAATCCCACTGTCCGGACTCAAGCGAGGTCTGCGTGATGGCCGAACTGTCGAACACCGCCTGTACCTCGAGGTTCAAGGTCGAGAGGTCGCTCGTGCTGTCGATCTGCGAATGGGTGTAACCGCCCGCGGACTGATACGTGAGCCCGCCGTAGGTGACGGGCTGGTCGAGATCGGTGAATGCGAACACCTGTCCATCGGTGCGGGTGATTTTCCAGAGCGTGCAGACGGTCTGCACCTCGCTCTGGAGCGTAGTGAGGAGGGCGTTGGGAATCGTACGCATGAGGGAGGCAAATTACGGGCGGATCTCGATCAGGGGGATCGATCCCCAGTCGACCAGCAAATCGCCAACCGGACCATTCCGGTCCATGATCTGCTTTTTCATCTGGTCCACATCGAACCGTGCAGGCACATCGAACTGCCCGGTCCACGTGAGCGTGGGGGAGCCCGTCGGCGCCGGCATAATCGTCACAAGGCCCGTGGTCGTGTCGAGCGTGACGCCCGTCGTGAGGGGCACGCCGGATTTGATAATCTGCACGCTGCCCGCCACTGGCTTCTGGATCAGCCGCGATTCAGTGAGCGCGCCGTTCGCATACAGCTTCGTCATTTGGTAGACGCCACTCGTTGCGGTCGCAATCAGTACGCCGGCGCCGCCGTCAGAGTAATCGGTCCAGTCCTTTATACGAAAACCATATGCGCGTCCCTTGACCGTGCGAAAGAAGGCATCGAGCGTTGCGGTATCGGCGGCGTTCATCGCCCGGCGCCCGACCTCGAACTGAATACGCGACTGCGTCCAGGCCGGAATGCGCGTGTCACGCCCGCTGTAGACCTGATTGACCACGGTCAGATACGTAGGGCCGACGGTGGCACCGAAAGCGATGTTGTCCGGAAAGCGGGGCGATTCGAGAAACGTCGTCATCGCGGAATCAACCGTTCCTTGCTACCGCGATGTTTGCCTGCCGCATGATGGCCTGGGCCTGCTGCTGCGCGCTCTGCCGGGTCGTGCCGGGCGGCACCGCAATATTCAGGTTGAACGTGTGGCCACCCCGCGCGGGACCGGACGAACCACCCGGGGTAACCGTGCCGCCCTGGTTGCCCATCATGAGGAATGTGCGGTTCGCGACGGTCAGCAGCTCCGGTCCTTTCTCGTTGACCTCGTAGAGGCCGCCGGGCGACGTATCGCCGCCGGATGCCATATGAAACGGATAGGTCAGCATGCTGCCGATATCGTCCGCCGCGACACTGAAATCGGGCGTCAATCCCGTCAGGCCGGACTGCATGACATCCGTCGAGAACGACATCGCACTGCCGCCCGTCAGCCCAAGCAGGCCCATACCCCAGCTGAACAGCTGCCCCAGCCACCCGCCCGAACTGCTGCCGGAACTGGCGCCCGAGCCAATGCCGAACAACTGATTTGTCAGGTCCTGCGCGATGATCCGCGTGATGGCCTGCTCAATGCTATTGGCCATATCGAGGAATTCCTGCCGCAGCGTCTTCGTGCGAGTAATCGTGTTATCGAGCATATTCGCGAACGAGTTTGCGAAGACGTCCGTGATCGACTTGCCAAGCACATTGCTGGATGCGGACAGTTGCCGCACCTGAAGCCCGAACTGCTGCGCCTGAAGATCGAGTTGCGGCAGTCCCGAGTTCGATGCGATGCCCTGCATCTGCTGCTGGATCTGCGCAAGCTGCTGCGCGGCCTGCTGGCGAAGGTGGCCGAGTTCGACCATGCCAGTAACGGCACCTTTCTCGCCTGTCTCCTGTGCGACGGCCAGTTCCTTCTCCGCGAGGGTAAGCCGTTGGGTGATCTGCTCAGCTTCCTGCTTCAGCGAATTCATCTGCGCCTGTGCGACGGCAGCATTGCGTGCCTGTGCTAGCGTGGTAAGCGTATCGGTGTCGCCGCTCAATGTGGCCTGCCGCTGCAGATGACCGTGCTCGCGATCAAAATCCGCGCCCGCCGTGCGCCCCGGATCACGGTCGAGCTTGCCGAGTTCCGAGTTCAGCTTCTCGACCTCGTCCCGGTATTTACGCGTATCCTCGGTCTGCTTCTCGGTCAGTTCTGACAATTGCTCCGACGACTGCAGTAGCGCCTGCTGTTCGTCGTTGCGCAGCGCGTTCGCCCGGTTCGTCAGCGTGACGCGGGCCCGGGCATCGGCCGTGCGCTTTGCCGCGCCTTCGACGATCGTGATCTGCTGATCGTATAGTGTGCGGATCTGAGAGTTGTACTGCTCGATCGCGGCCTTCGACTGGTCGTAGTACGCCTGCTCGCTGATGTGGTCATCGCGATACGCGAGTTCCAGCTGTTTCTGCCGATCCTGCAGCAACCGGGACTGCGAGGTGATCTGTTTCTGGATCGGCTGGGTCTGCGCGTCAAGATTCGCGCGATCGAGTCCCGCGCCACTCCCATGGCTGTATTCCTTGCGGATACGCTCCTGCATCGCGGCGATGTCGGTGGGTGAGGCGCCCGCCTGCTGGCCGACACGAGCGGCTTCGTCGAGTTCTTCCTTCAGGCGCTCCGCGCCGACCTTGTGCGCCTTCGCGAGCTCGTCCCAGCGCGTCTTCGCCGCGACGACCATCTCATCGGTGTGCGCCTTATAGGCCGCCAGTGACGCCGCATCCTGCTGGCGACGCGCGAGTGATGTGGCTGCCGACTGCTGGCGAGTCAGGTCGTCGTAACTCCCGCCCGCTTCAAGTCCACCGAGTCCCTCGCCAACGCCAAGTGCATAGGATGTGTCGGTCTGCCCCGAGCGCCTAGCGGCAAGCGTGCGGTTGATGCGGGCGGCTGTTTCTGCCGCCGTCTCGGCGCGGCCGACCGACATCAGCGCGTCGGCAGCATCGCTGATTGCGGACTTCACTCCGCGCCAGGCGCGCTCGATGTAGCCGAGGTTCTCCGTCGCTGCGTTGCCAAGGTGCTGGTAGAGCGCCGTTGAGGCAACCTCCATCGCCTTTTCCTGCTGTCCGGCCTCCTCGAGCGCCTTGATGTGGTCGTACAGCGCGCCGTCGACGAAGTGATACTGCCTGTTCGCATCGAGTGCCCATTTCAGCATGCCGTCCGACATGCCGGCGAACTGGCGCACGATTTCCTGCGCATTCTGGCCGGTGGCGACCTGCAGTCGGGTGGCGGCAAGCGCGACGGATTCGAGCGCCCCTGAACTGATGCGCCCGGACGAGATCAGTGCCTGCGTGATCTCGCGCGCATTGCCGATCGTGGCACCCGTGGCATCGGCGACACTGCGTGACAGTCGGTTATAGCTCGCTTCGGTCTGGCCGGCGTAGTTGCTGGTCAGCATGATCGAGCGTGCGAGCTGGGCGGACTCCATCGCGCCCTTGATTACCATTGCGGCAAAGCCGGCAACGGCTGTGGTAAGCCCTGCGATCGCGATGCCTGCCGGGGATGCGAGCTTCGACATGATGTCGATACGCTCGCCCAGCACCAAGAGCGATCCTGCCGCGCGCTTGAAGTTGCCGGTGGCCAGTTCATGGGCGAGCACCAGCATCTCGCGCCGCGCACCGACCGATGCGTGGCCGACCCGTTCGATGCTGGCTGCGGCTTCCTCGGCACCCCGTACGCGCTGGATCGCACGCCCGGCCGTGGCGACGCCCTGGATGTTGTCGGATGTACGGGAGGCGGCCGCATCCATGCGGCGCATCGCAGACTCGACGATCTGCTGCAGGCGCCCCATATCTTCCTGCGTGCGTGCGACGTTGCCCTGCAGTTCGAGAACGAGGGAACCGAGCGACATGGGGCGATTACGTGCGGTTAAAGACCAGTTTCAGGATCGTGGCGGATTGCTGCTCGGGGTCGTCGAAGAAGATCGGTTTGTCTTCGACGCGCGGCAGGTAGGGCATGAAGTCACTCGCCCGGTAGGGTTTGGGCAAGGTACGGTTGCCGTGATTGCCGACGGCGGCAGCGATGATGCCGGCGCGCAGGTCGGCACGTGCCTCACCAATCGCCTCGACGCGCTCGAATGCCATCCATTCGGTCAGTTCACTGCTGTCGAGATTGGCCAGCAGTTGCCGGACCGTCATGCCGAGGGCTGCGGCGAGCCGGAAGCAGAAGCGTCGAGCTGGCCGCTCACGGAGTTTTTTTCCGCGTCCGCCACGGCGTCCTTCGACAGGCCGTTGATGCGCTGCGCGGCGACGAACAGGCGCTCGATAACGGCCGCGTTCTTGCCCGCAAACGCTGGCAGGTCATCCGGTGTGAAGAGCGGCGTGCCGGTTTCATCGACCGCCGTAAAGATCACGAGCTTCGCGCGCATGTTCTCGGTATCGATCGTGTACCGACCCGAGGCATCCTTCGTCATCAGGCTGGTTTCATAGGCGTCGCGTTGCGCGCCCGTCATTGAACGGATGATGACGGCACCGCCCCATTCGGGCACGTCGACGGTAACGGTTGCGAGGTCATTGGCCGCAAGGATGGCGGCACGATTCAGGATCGTGGACATGGAAGTTCCGTGGTGAGGTGACAGGAAGCGGAGATCACACAATCGTGATCGGGCCGGTGATGATCAGGTTGACGGTGGCGGTCAGCAGCTTGTCCACACCACCATCCCAGGGGAACGATTCGACGAACGCGGTGAAGGTGGCGGTGTGGCCGTTCGGCAGCGTGAGCCGGTAATTCGCGAGCGCGCTGCTCGCCTTCAACGTTTGCAAGGCGAGCTGGCCAGCATCAGTGAGATCGATATCGACGTCGAAGCTGAAATTGCCCGGATCCTGCAGACCCGCGCGGTATTCCTTTGCGAGCGACGCCAGGTTCGTCGCGTCGAGCTTCGAGGTCTTGCCGTCGAAGCCCTTGATGGTCTTGAAGTTGCCGATCGGCGTCCAGGTAACGGGTGTGGCCGTGCCCCCTGAGGTCCACGATGCACCGCCCGTCGAGTTGTAGTTGACGGCGAACGTATTTGGCGTCACGTTGGTCACGACGAATGGCTGGCCGTTGAGGCCCGTCTCGCCGCCGACGCCGGCAAACGACACCACGTCGCCGTTCGTGAACCCGTGCGCGGTCGCCTCGATGATGGTGGGGTAGCCGAGAATGATTCCGGTGATACTGACGGCCGCGCCCGCGCCGCCCGACACGGCGAACGACGAGCCCTGCGACGAAATGGCAGTTGAGGTCATGGATGTGACTCCAGAGGGAAAGAAAACACGGAAAGCAGAAGCAGGTCAGTCGTGCCAGACGGAAAACGTCTGCACGACACGGAAAGCCTTGACGTCGGATTCGTACAGGTCCTGCTCATGCTGCAGGACGTTCTGGATGCTCCACGACTGGAACGCAGCGGCCACGGCCGAAGCTGTCGCCACGGCATCGGCATACGTATAGCCCCAGGACGAAATCTCGAAGAGCGTGTTGTTGATCGGGGGCGAGCCGTTGCCGGAAAGCGTGTTGCAGACCGGACTCGCGAGGCGCCGGTAGACGATGTACGGGTACGTGTTGTCCTGCAGTTGCACCTGGGGTGAGGCTCCACCGGCGGCCAGCGGCTGCAGGAGCGTGGCGACCTGCTCCTGGATCGTGGTCATTTCATGGCGAGGCCGAGGTTGGCCGCTTCCTTCGGAATACGGGCCGCGAGGTAATCGATCATGGCCTGGATCGCCTGATCCTTTGCGATCGAAAAGGCCGGCCGCATAAACGAGCGTGGTTCAACCCAGATCGCGGTGGGCATCGCCTTGACCGCCGCGCGATGTGCCTTCAGCGACATACCCTTCGGACGCTGTGGGACATAGGCGTGGCCGAATTCCAGCCACGTCCAGTAGTAGGCGTCGAGATTTGTGACCCGACCGCGCACGACCTTGACCTGGTTCTTCCGGCCGCGCCGCACGCCCACGTAGAACACCTGCAACAGTTCGTTCGAGCGCTCGGGAATCTGCTTCTGGTAGATCGCGCGCCGGATGCGTCCGGGATCCTGGCGTGGATCGTCGCCGTCGTAGACCGGCGCAAATACAACCGCCTGCTGGCGCAGCACGGTGGCGCCTGCATTGACCGCGCCGCGTAGCACGTTGCGACCGATATTGCGGGGCAGCTGCTCGAGCGCCTTGGCAAATTCGTCCAGCCCCTTGATGCACCGGAGTTCAGCCATTCGTCAGTCCCTCGCTCGCGAGCAGTTCGACGGTTCGGTTAGATTCATCGATGTTCAGCGCAGCATTGATGTCGAAGATTCGGCTGGCGTAGACGATGCGATACGTCGCCACAACACGCGGATCGGCAAAGATCGCGTCGTACCGGACCGTGAAACGGTGGGAGACATCTGTTGAGATCGACTGGGCGGCGGCACGTTCGTTGCCGCTCAACGCCTCGATGTACGCGTAGACCGACTTGATGGTCGTCCACGTCTCGACCTGCTGGCCGAAACTGTCCCGCGCCGTGCTGCGCTGCTGCAAGGCAACCAGACGGTTCAGCTGCCCCGCGCGCATCTGTGTGGTCACGGTAACCTCATCATGGCAGCGACATGCGGTAGGGATCGAGCAGGCCTGCCACAAACGGCAGTTCCTCAACCTTGCCCCGGTTGAGGATGGCCACTTCCTCGCGGTTCTCGTACAGCGAGCCAGTGCGCAGCAGGATCCAGTTGCGGATGCCCTCGGGCACCGGCTCCGGACCGCTATAGACATAGCTCGTGCCACTGCCTGCGTCCGACAGGGTGACCGGGTTGCCGCCGGGATCCTGCAGGGCATAGAGGCCCGCGTTCGCAGCCGTCACCGTGTACGGAACGTCAAGCTGCAATGGCGTCGGAAGCGCCCCACCCGAATTGAAAAACTGGACGGTATTGCCGACGGCCCAAGTGACCGGGCCGCGCACCTGAATCTGCGTCGAGGGGAGACTGCCCGGGACTGTGCAAACCGACATGTAGCCGGCGTCATACGTCACGGTGACCGCGCCGATCTGTGGCAGCGGAATCGGCCAGATCTTTCCGAATCCGGGCGTGATGATCGCGGGCATCAGCGCCGCGTTGACCACGTAGTCGGCCGGATCCATTGTCTGCGCCGTGCCGTTCATGTCGAGATAGCCGATAGACACAACATCGATGAGCGGCGCGTGAGGGAGCACGATCGCACAGGCCGGATAGTTGATCACATGCTCGAACGGCAGCGGCGTACCGACGCCCGCCATCGGGAACTGGTCCAGCACGAGCTGATAGCGCGCGTGGAGCAGCTGCTGGCGCGTGATCGTCTCGGCTGCAATCCGGGCGGTGGTTACGAGCGAGGTGATCAGCGTGTCCTGCGCGTCGTCGGTCACGCGTAGGTGCAGTTTCGCCTCGTTGAGATCCACGGGCTCGCCGACAGGCCGCTGCAGCAGGATTTCCGGCATGGGTCAGTCCGGTAACGAAGGACTCAGACGATCTGGACGACGCTCGCGTCGCCAAGATTGACCGGAATCGCTGCTGACACATCCACCGGCGGATCGAAGCGGCCTCCGACGCCAAACAGATACGCGGCAACAAACGAGGCTGCTGTGCCGACCGTGAGCGAGAGCTGCACGAACGCGTAGCCGTTGTTCGTGTCGACGTCGCCGCTGCTGAAGTTGACAAGCGCCTGCACGTTGGCGCCACTGGCCGCCTGGATCGTCGTGATCGCCTTGTTGGGCAGATCCTTGGCACCGGTGCCAGTTGCATCCTGGGCCTGACGGATCTTTGCGTCGAGCGTAGCGTTTGTGCCCATCACGCCGGTGCCGATGAGGGCGAGGAACGTATGGAAATTCTGCACCGGCACCCACGCAGTGGTTACCGTGCCGGCAGGCTGGTTGGCGGGATCGATCGAGGTCAGCAGTGCCTCGAAATCGGTGGGTTTGAGACTCGGGAACATGGGCGGAATCCTCCGGTTAGGTTCGGAATCAGCGCGGGATCAACGCGCCGCGAGCTGGATGAACGGCGACAGGTTGTTCGTGCCGTTGGCAGGTTTGATCGGGTTGGTGATGGCTGGCTGCCCGTCCAGACGGAACACTGTCCGGAACGCCATCGCGTCGGCGTCGAAATACAGGTGCATGGACGTCGCCGTCTCGATGCCCGAAGCCTTCTTGATGGTGCGGTAGTACGACATGTCGAGCAGGATCACGTCGCCCTGCGACGAGAAGCTCTTCGCGTGCTGCGAGACGAAAACCGGACGGCCGAGCAGCATCCCGTAGGGCGATTCCTGCGCACCGGCCGAGATCGGCAGGTAGATCGGATAGTTACCGAGCGTGAGGGTGAAGAGCGCAGGTAGCACATCGTTGTTCACGAGCCAGATAGCGCGACCGAAAGATCCCGGTGGCAAACGCGAGATCATCTTCGAGAGGTTCGAGATGGTCAGCGTCTGCGTGGCCTGCCCCGAATCCTTCGAAACCACGATCGCCGCATTGCCCTGCAGTGCGCCAATCGGCATCCCGTTGCCTGCGCCGAAGAGCAGCGAATCGTTGGTCTTCCAGCGGATCGAGTCGCCAATCTTGCGGTTCAGATACTGACCAAGCGCCGGCCCATCGGCGATCAGTTCATCCGTGAGCGGCACGAGCGCCATCATCTTGTGCAGGTACTGCGTCGTGGCCGACAGCTTGGGCTTGGTCGCCGTGCCGGTATTGGCCTCGGCCTGCCAGTACGCGCGGATCCCATCGGTGCCCCACGGCGTCGTCTCGTCCTTCGGAAATACCATCGAGTTGCCCTCGATGTCATAGTCGTCGGTGTAGGGCAGCAGCGCATCCTCGCCGAGCGAGAGCGTGAAGATGTCGCGCGAGAACTCCGGCGGAATCAGGAAGCCGCCATCCGGGCCTGATCCTTCGCCGCCGTAGGTGCCGGGCGCGACTGCACCGTAGCGCAACCGGTCATCGGCGCGCATCGGGTTGACGGTGGCCGTGTGCACCGAGCGGGCGAATTCGCCGAGCGTCTGGAAGCCGCGCTTCGGATCCTGTTCGACGTTCTCCGACACGCTGATGCGTGCGCCGTCGATCTTCGTCACCCGGGCCGTGCGTTCGGCCTCGATTAGCGATTCCTCACGTTCGATCTGGCGCTGCGTGGCCTGGATCGATGCCATCAGCGAGTCGTACTGCGTTGTCTCGGTTTCGTTCAGGTCACGGTCTTCGGCGTGGGCAGCATCGACCAGCTTGCGCGCGTCAGCAACCAGCGTCGCCTTGCGCTGCTGCAGGGTGCGGAGGGTTTTGCTCATGTCAGGCTCCAAAAATGAAAAAACCTCGCCGGAGCGAGGTCGAGAGATGAGATGGGAGGAGGTTACGTGCCGATCAGGTCGAGGAGACGTCGCCGGCACGCGATACGTCCCATGCCTTCGGTGACTGCGGGCTGGGCCTGTGGAGCAGCCAGAAAATCCGCTGCCTTTGCCTTCGCGGATTGGCGCAGGTTTTTTGACATGCGCCGGATCACGTCGTCGAAGGTGGCGATGTCATCGACCATGCCAGCGTCTTTTGCGGCCTGTGCGCCGAGCACGCGTCCCTGACCCATGCCATCGCGCACGGTTGCAACTGGTACGCCCCGATTACGCGCGACCGCCTTTGTGAAGGCACCGTAGTAATCGTCGACACGGCTTTGCATGAAGGCCTGCGCGTCGGCGGAAAGCGGGCCGTATGGGTTGCCTTCAGTCTTGTACGTACCGGCCGAAATTAGTGTGGTCGTGACACCGGCATCGGCCAGCGCCTTCGACCAGTCCTCGTGCGCCGACCACACGCCGATCGAGCCGACTTCGCCGCCGGGCGTCACATAAAACTCGCTCGCGGCGCTGCCGAGCCAGTACGCCGCGCTGGCCGCCAGGCTGTTCGCGACGGCGACGACAGATTTCTGACCACGCGCCTGATAGATCTCGTCGGCCAGTTCTTGGACACCGTACACGCTGCCACCGGGCGAATCCACATCAATCAGGATCGCGTCGACGGAATCGTCGGCGAGGGCGGAGCGCAGCGACTGTGCAAACAGTTGCGTGCTCATCGAGCCGGGCCCAGAGATGTCGTCCGCCATATTGCCGCGCTGGGTGACGACGCCGTACATTGGCAATACCGCGATTGCGCCGCCGGTCGCTTTGGTCGCGGCGCCGCGACGGGCGGCAACAATGTCGGCATCAGCACGCACGCGCGCCATCGTGTCAGCATCGACCGTCCGGCCTGTTGACCAGCGCGCAACGACGCCAGTGAAGGCTGCGAGCCGCTCAGGCATCAGCGCCCACGGCGTCGACAGGAATTCAGAGATCAGGAGCGCGTGTTTCATTCGTTATTCCTGGCATCGTCGGACGTGTCATCGGATTCGTCGGGTTCGGGTTGCGTCGTTGCCGGGGCGTTCGACGCATCGCTTTCCTCGACCATATTGAGTGGCCGTAGTGGTTCGTCGAGCCCGTCGAGCGGATCGAGCGATTCCATGCGGCGCGCCTCGTTGCGCGTGAGCCAGCCATCAAGAATCCCGTTGTGGTAGTACATTGCGCGCGCCTGTGCATCGCCGCGCAGCAGCGCCGTGACCGGAAATTCCACGTTCAGGCCGTCGTCCTCGCCGAGGAAGTAGTATCGGATCGCTTCTTCCCAGCGCACGAGCCATGGGCGCAGGGTGTGGATCACGAACTCGAGCGATTGCTGCTCGATGTTCGAGAAGGTCGCCTTGTCCAGGTCGCCGATCATGTGCGGTGGAATCCGGAACAGGCGCGCGATTTCGGAGACGGAGAACTTGCGCGTCTCGATGAACTGGATGTCCTCGTTCTTCAAGCCCAACTCGTGATACTTCATCCCGAACTCGAGGATGGCCGTCTTGTGCCGGTTGCGGCCGGTCTGCTGCCGCTGCCATGCCTCGCGGAATTCACGGCGCTTCTCGTCGGACGGGAACGCATTCGGCATCTCGATCCAGCCACCCGGCGTCGCGTCGTTCATGAAAAAACGCATACCGTAGTCCTGCGCGGCGAGTCCACCAGCAACTGCCTCGCGTGCGGCCGTAATCGGGTTATAGCCGACGATGCCGTCCGGCGACAGGCCGCGCAGGTGGAACACTTCGCTTCGTGCGAGCACGATCTCGCTGCCGTCACGGCGCGTATACCGGTAGCGCCACTGTGTATCGGACAGCAGTTCGATCGTCACACGATCCGGATGCAGCGGCAGCAGGTCCGTCACTTCGCCCCGGCTATTCGAGACGATCTGCGCGAACGCATTGCCGCGCAGTGTGCAGTGTCCCTGCAGCATCTCCCGGAATTCCAGCGGATTCTGGAAATCATTGGGCCTTATGGCGAGCAGCCGGTAAAGCCAGTGGTTGCGCAACGGCGTCTTCCGTCCATCATGCCGCTCGCGGTACAGCATGAACGGCAGTGTTGAGACGGATTCGGCGAGCACGCGCACGCAGGCGAATACGGCCGTGAGCCGCATTGCCGCATCGGCGTTGACCGAGTGCGGCGTGCCCCGAAACGGCACCGGCGAGAACCAGAAATCGCCCCACGGAGACCGGTCACCGGTGTCCGCGTTCAGGCGCATCGATAGCAGCACGGATCACTTCCTCGCGACGAGCGCGCCGAACACTGTGAAAGCGAGCACAAGCGAGCCAACCGCTACCAGTGCCGCCGGAATGCTGATAAGCGCGACGCCCGTGCCGATCAGGGCAATGCCGGTCAGCAGGGAAGCGTTGTAGGTCAGCGGGCTCATACGATCATCAAGGTGTAGTCGTCGGGCATCTTCGGGGTGCCGTCACCGACGAGCGCGCGCGACAGCGCCATGATCAGCGCGACAATGCCGTCGATCTTGTTCTCCGGGCGCTCCTTGCGCGGGTAGATATTGTCCTTCGCGTCGAGGTGAGCGACTACGTTGCTCACCATCCAGCCCAATACCGGATCGCCGTCGTGGATCAGCCGGCGCTGCAGCACGAGCGCTTCGAGGGCCTTCATCGGTTCCGAGAAATTCAGCACGGTCGGGCGCAACTCGATCATCGGGAGGCCTTCGGCGAGCATTCGGGTCGACAATTGCGTCGCCTGGAAGGGATCGAACGCCACGCCCTGTACCTGAAAGCGGCTCGACATTTCGATCAGGTCGGCCTCGATCCACCCGAAATCGATCACGTTGCCAGGCGTGACGGTGAGCCGGCCATTGCGCATCCAGCCCGCGTACTGGCTGTTGCTGGTCGCCATCACGGTGTCCTCGGGCAGGTAGTAACGACCGAAGATGGCATATCCGCCTTCGATCTCGGGATGCGCGAACAGCAGCATCAGCGCGGCGATATCCGTTTTGCTCGCGAGGTCGAGTCCGATCCAGCAGGACTGTCCCGCAAACGTATCGAGATCGAGCGCAGCATCGGCGCACCGGTCCCACGCCCGCATATCCATCCACGCGGTGTCGGCGTTAACCCACTCGTTGAGGTGCTTGGTCTTGAAGTTGTTGACCGCGCTCGGTAACTGCATGGCCTTGGCCTGCAGGGGCACCAGTACCTCGGGCTGGACCGAGATGCCCCAGTTCGGATTCGCCTTGATCAGCGCTTCCTCAGTCGTCCAGTCGTCACCGTCGTCGAGGCCGTACACGATGCCGAACTGGCTGTCGTCCTCGAACACGCCCTCAAGCAGCTTCGTGACGAAGGTGCGGATCTCGTAGCAGATCCCGGCCCGGTTGCTGCCCGCCGTCGTGATCACCCACAGCAGCGAGTTGTTCCGTTTGCCGGTTCCCGTTTCGACCACGTCGTAGACGGTGCGCGTCTTGTGGGCGTGCAGTTCATCGATGCAGCCGAAGTGGATGTTCAGGCCGTCGAGCGTGGAGCCCTCGGCGGAAAGCGCTTCGAACTTGGAGCCGGACGCCAGCACATTCATGTTGTGCGCTCCGACGGCGACACCAAAGCGCGAGCGGAATCCGGCGCTGCGCCGGGCCATCGTCTGTGCGTCGCCAAACACGATGCGCGCCTGGTCGCGTGTCGTCGCCAGCGAATACACCTCTGCGCCGCCTTCACCGTCGGCCGCGAGCATGTACAGGCCCACTGCGGACGACAGCGTCGATTTGGCGTTGCCGCGCGGCACTTCAATGTATGAGCGCCGGAAACGGCGCCGGCCATCAGCCTGCACCCAGCCGAACACGGTGGTCAGGATGAACACCTGCCACGGCTCGAGCGTGATTGACTCACCGGCCAGCGGCCCCTTGACGTGGGGCAGCCGCTCGATGAACGCGCACAGGTTGTCCGCGGGCGCAAACGGCTTGCCGGACTTGTCCGCGAGCTTCGGATTGAACCGATACGGACTGCTCTTGCCCTTGAAGCGAGCGAGATCATTCAGTTGTCGCTGGCAGGCGAGCTTGACCCAGCGGCAGGCGGTAATTTCGCCTGCGACCACTGCCTCGGCGTAACGTTTCGCCGTGGCACCGTACCGGCTGGCGGCCATCAGCCGGCAATCTCCGACCATGGATCGAGCTCGTCTGCCGCTTCGACCGGTAGCGTGACGCGCGAGCGCGACGCCGGTGTGAATCCCATCTCGGTGGCCGCCTTGGTCATGATCTGCGCCTGCTTGTTGACAATCGCGAGGTACGGCGACTGCATTGGTACGCCAGTGTTCGGTGCCTTGATCAGCAAACCGGTCTTGGCGAGGCCTGCCTGCGCTTTGCGATACAGATCGGCGGCACACGCCCAGACCTCGAGGACGGACATATCGAGCCGTTTGAGCAGATGCGCCGGCGCGTTTTCGATCGCGTAGCGCCAGGCGTCCTTTGCCCCTTCGCTCATGTACTCGGGCGGGTCGACCAGATCGCCTGGCGGCTGTGGCTCGCGCGAATTGGTCCGGCATTTCTGCAGCGTGCCCTTGATCTTCTTGACGGTGGTGGGGAGGGGTTTTCGGCCAGCCATAGCTGTCGGTTAGATGACGTTTGGCAGCAACGGGGATTGCCACGCGAGCGGTGGTGTTCAACGACCACGCTCATTTCGTCAAAAAAACGGGATTAATTTCTTCGTGGTCAACCGGACAATGGTTTTGGTTTCACCCACGGCGGGTGGCCACATTAACCTTCAGTGGAGTCAACATGGAAAAGCACGATCTCGACAATCACGCCAATCAACTCAACCCCGAAAACGATGCGTATTGGCAATCTCGCGGGGAAGACGAGCGGCCCGATGACTGGCAAGACCGACTGCAAGACGAGGAGCAGTAAATAGTCATCCTAGAATCTTCGGCCACGGGCGGGTACCAGGTTTGGCGCCCGCCTCAATCACGGCATCCCGATGGCTTTTCCACATCGTCCGATATCGATCCTCATTCACGGTTACGATTTGCGCAATGTGGCCTGGTCGGTGTTGGCGTACAAGCAGCACCGTGAAGGCGTGCGCCGCGACGAACAAGGGAATAGGTGGACCGATGTTCGGATCCGTGCCGCGCACGATGGCTGTTTCCCACAAGCTACAGAAACGCCGAAGCGTAAGTTTGCGCTCGCCGGTTCGTACGTTCGCGAGCCATTGCGGCTCGACCCGCGCCCACGCGGCGAAGGTTTTGAGTAACGGTTTCTTTTTCGGGATCGAGCGATTCCGCACGCCACTCACCAACACTGAGGTGACGTCGATAAGACGGTCAATCGGCAGTCGATACCAGTTGCGTTTTTTATCGAGCGTCACCGTCTCCTGCTCCAGGATCTCCTCAGATACTGACGGCGTGACAAGGGTGAAAAGCGGGTTCGGAATTCGATTGGGAATCCAATCCATGCAAAACTCAAGGTCCCAACAGGCCAGCCAGTCGAGCAGCGCATTCCAGATGAACGCATGCAGCGACGCACGTGCATCCTCCCAGCTTTGCGCCGCATGAAATTCAGACCAAAGCCGGGGCGCATCGAAGTCGCGTTCATTCAGGTCCGCAAAGAACTCAGGCTTTCCATGGCCGGTGGCGAGTAGATATTCACGAAATTTTGTGAATCCATCCTCGGTCGAGCGCAGCTGCATGTAGTGCCTGGAATACTCGTCCAATTCTTGGGCTAGTCTCAATGAGCGGGCGTAGTTCTTGCGGCTCTGATCAAATCTCGGGCTGATTGCAACGTAGTCAGCTAAGGGGGATGGCCTCTGTTCGCGGACGCTTGGCAGATCAGCGAAATGTTGAATAGCCTCATCCATCGAGCACTCGTTCACACGTGCAAACTGCGCTACGACAGAGCGACGAATCCGCGTGTCTCCTTCGGGGAACTTTGACAACCGTTCCCCCGCCCGTATCGACATTCCGGTCATTTCCGTGAATAGCGGCCCAGGCTTCTTGCCGGTTATAGATAGAGCCAGCTGTAGCGCGAATTGGTCAAACATGGAGCAATCGGGCAGTGATTTGACCCGCACAGGATAGCAAGACCGAGCCGAACTCATGTTTGAGTCTTAGCTAGAGGACTGTAATCCCCCCCTGTTTCATTTTGCACGCGCAAAAATTCAGGCACGCGCACGATCCCGGCGCCGACGGCCGTAGAGATTCGATCCCCCCTGGGGGTCCATCGATGCCGCTGCGGGCGCCCACGTGGCCACATGTCGCGCCCCGTTTGCGCTGACGCGGCAGTTTCGTTCAGGCGCGCAGCGAGGCGCACACATCGCGTTTGTCAGCGAGCCAGCCGACGGAGAGCGCGCTGCGCTGTTTCCGTGGCGGTCTTGCGGTTGTGGCACGGCGTGCACAGCGACTGCAGGTTGATCCAGTCGAAGCGCGCACCGCCATCCTTGATCGGCACGACGTGGTCAACGACCCTGGCGGTAACGGTCTGACCGCGTCTCGCGCAATGCGCGCACAGCGGATGTGCCCGCAGATACGCAGCACGACATTGCTGCCAGGCCATCGACTTGTAGAAGCCAAGCTCCGCGTCAAACGTCCGCCGTGCGCGACCGTAATCGCGATGCTCCCATCCACGGTGCGCCGCGCAATAGCCGGGTGAAGCTAGCACCGCCGCGCATCCAGGAAACCGACAGGGTGTCGGCGCTCGACGCGGCATTAGCAATTCAGCTTGGCTTTGCGATTGAACAGCGTGTTCATGGAGTCGTCATCCACCACGAGAGGAGTACGACCATGAGCACCATCGAACTGACGCCCGCCCAACACGCGATCCTCACGTACGCGATCAACCACACCAGCGGCAAGATCGACTGGTTTCCCGACAACATAAAGGGCGGCGCTCGCAAGAAGGTGATCGATGGCCTGTCGAACCGCGCCCTGATCACCACCGACGGCACCGATTGGTTTGTGGCTGCCGAGGGTTACGATGCGCTGGGTGTACCGCGCCCTGAACTGGTCGCATCCGTCGATCCTGAGATGGAGGTTGCAGTCGAAACCGCCGAAGCAAACCTCGGGATCAAGGCACCACGCCGCGCGCGCGAGAACAGCAAGCAGGCACTGGTGATCACAATGCTGCGCCGACCGGAAGGCGCCACGATCGCGCAGATCTGCGAGGCGACCAGCTGGCAAAGCCACACGGTGCGAGGCACGCTGGCCGGCGCTCTGAAGAAGAAACTCGGACTCAACGTCACATCCGACAAACAGGGCGAGGAACGCATCTACCGGATCGCCGACTGACGCCCCCGAAAATCCTCACTGAGGCTCCTGCAAAGTCTCACCGAAGCGCGCCCCATCGTGGGCGCGTATTGCTTCGGCGCCCGTGTAGTCCTGCCATCGGCGCACGATCACGTCGACGTACTTCGGATCGAGTTCGATCAATCGCGCGCGTCGTCCCGATTTCTCGCTGGCGATCAGCGTCGTGCCCGAGCCACCGAACGGATCCAGCACGATGTCGCGCGTCTTGCTGCTGTTGCGCACCGCGCGTTCAACCAGCTCGACCGGCTTCATCGTCGGATGCAGGTCGTTCTTCGCGGGCTTCCTGATCTGCCAGACATCGCCCTGATCGCGTGCGCCGCACCAGAAGTGATCGGCCCCGTCGCGCCAGCCGTAGAGGATTGGCTCGTACTGACGTTGGTAATCGGCGCGGCCGAGCGTGAAGGTGTTCTTGGCCCAGATAATGAACGTCGACCAGCGACCGCCAGCGGTACGGAACGCCGACTGCAGCGTATCGAGCTCGCTCGACGACATCGCGATGTACACGGCGCCCTTGGTGACTGTCAGGATGTTCTGACAGGCTGAGGTCAGAAACGCCTCGAATCCGTCACCGAGATTGTCGTTCAGGATTGGACGATTTTTGCCACGCAACTTGTCCTTCGCGGTGTTCGCGTAGTTGACGTTGTAAGGCGGATCCGTGAAGACCATGTCGGCCAGCTCATCGCCGAGCAGCGCTCGGTAGGATTCGGTCTTCGTCGCATCGCCACATAGCAGCTTGTGCTCGCCGAGCAGCCAGATATCGCCGGCGCGCGACACCGGGATCTCATTGACTTCCGGGACGGCATCTTCATCGGTCTGTCCGGCGCGATCCGGTTCGTTGCCGGCGACCAGCGCGTCCCATTCGTCGGCACTGAAGCCGGTGAGCGCGAGATCGACCCCGGCGTCTTTCAGTTCGGCCAACTCGAGGCCGAGCAGTTCATCGTCCCACGAGGCGTTCTCGCCGATCTTGTTGTCGGCAAGGATTAGCGCACGACGCTGGACGTCCGTCAGGTGCGTCATCGGTACCACCGGCACTTCGGTGAGTCCGAGCTTGCGCGCCGCAAGCAAGCGGCCATGGCCGGCGATGACGTTGTTCTGGCCATCGACCAGGAGTGGCGCACCCCAGCCAAACTCGACGATGCTGGCGGCGATCTGCGCGACCTGCGCATCGGAATGCTGCTTGGCGTTCCGCGCATACGGGATCAGTACGTCGACCGGTCGCAACTCGATCTTGACGTCAGCGACATGGTTACGCATGGGCGATCTCGTCGAGGGTGACACGTTCTGCTTCGACCTGCTCGAATGACTGTCCGGAGCTCGCCAGGGTCACCTCGGCGTCCGGATAGTGCTGCAGGAAGCGGCGGATCGCGACATCCACGTACTCGGGTGCGATCTCGACTGCACGGCAGCGACGGCGCGTGCGTTCCGCCGCGAGCAGCGACGTGCCGGATCCGTTGAACGGCTCGAACACAATGTCGCCGGTATCTGAGTACGCAAGCATGATCTGCTCGGGCAGTGCCACCGGGAACACGGCCGGATGATCGATGCCGTCGCCGATCGGGCCTTTGTGCCGCATGATGCGGATCACGGAATCGGGGATCCGCGTGTCCTGCGTGGGCTTGCCGGCATGCGACCAACCACCGACCTCGCCATCCTTCTTGCGCATCGCTGTCGACGAGCCATCAGCGCGCAGATGCGAATCCTGGCCAGCATGTACGCACGGCACGATCTTGTTCGGACGTCGTGCCGCACGGTTGAAGTGAAACACGAACTCGAAGCTCGGTGCGAGGCGGCCGTTCCAGTCACCGGGCATTCCCGGGCCCTGATCCCACACATACCAGCCGAAGCGCCGCCAGCCGGACGCGTGCATCCACTGCAGCCAGCCGTCCCAGTAGGGGATGACTTCGTTGTCGCGATGGATCAGGCCGAGATTGACGAGCACCTGGCCGTCTGTGGCCATCGGCAGTGCGGCAAACACGCCGCGCATCAAGCCGTCCCAATCGACGATCGTGTTTGTGTAGTCGCGCTGGCTGCCGTAGGGCGGGCTGGTGAAGCACAATGATGCGCGATCTTCGCCCGTCAGCGTCGCGATGACCGTCGGATCGGCGGCATCACCGCAGATGAGCCGATGCGTGCCAATCTGCCAGACATCACCAGCCCGAGTGACCGGCGTGGTCGGTGCCTCCGGCACATCGTCAGCGTCGTCGCCTTCGACTGACTCGGATTCGCTGTCACCGAGCAGCTCCGCAATCTCGTTGTCATCGAAGCCGGTCAGCTCAAGGTCGAACCCGGCCGCCTGCAGATCGGCCAGCTCGAGCGACAGCAGTTCGCCGTCCCAGCCCGCGCGTTCCGTGAGTTTGTTCTCCGCGAGGATGAACGCACGCTTTTGCGTCTCGGACAGGTGCGCGAGTTCGATCACGGGCACCTCGGTCATCGCAAGCTGGCGCGCAGCGAGGAGGCGACCGTGACCAGCGATGACGCCTCGGTGTCCGTCGACCAGCACCGGGTTGTTGAAGCCAAATTCCCGGATGCTCGCCGCAATCTGGGCGATCTGCTCATCGCTGTGCGTGCGCGCGTTACGGGCGTACGGGATCAGCGACTCGATCGGACGATAGTCGATTTCAAGGGCCGGCATCGGGAGCGGAAATAAAAAACCCGCGAGAGCGGCGCTCATCGCGGGCAAGAGAGGAGAGGGCGGTGCGAGATCCACCTCTCGCAACCATAGCCGCAATCTTAGCGAAATTTCCTCAAAATGCGACACCCCGAAAATCGTGGGATCTTGGTATTAGTCTGCATATGCTTGAGGGACCCCTTAACGACCCGCAACGTCTATTGATTCCCGTTATCGAGTTGCTGGACGATGTGCTGCATGGCGCTATCCCACCGGCGCTGGGCAGTCCGCGCGACGCAGCCGAAGCGCTTCGCGATGTCTTCCCAGCGATGCCGTTCGGCACGCATCCAGACAAGATGCCGCTGTTCCTCTTCGAGCCACTGCACCCAGCGCATCGTTTCCAGCATCCGGTCGACTGCAGATGGTGACGGCGGCAACGGACGGCACTCGCGATCCTCGTTCGCAAGTGCTTCCCATTCGCGCCGCACGAATTCCGGCCAGACGTTGAAGTAGCCCTGAACACGCACGGGCGGCAGACGGTGGCTGGTATCCGCTGCCTCGACAAAGCGTGCTGCCACAGTATCGACGCTCCACTCAGCCATGGCGACCTCCGTGGCCGGGCGGGCCATAAAGCCGGTTGCCGATCCGGCGCACGAATTCACGCTCGATGAAATCCAGCCGCTCGTCATGCTCGGCGATGACGAGGATACGTTGCTGCTGCCAGCCATCGCGCTTGGTCGCTTCCAGATCCACGGTCACGGGCTGATGGCGGGCAAGCGAGGACGGGGAATGCGGAGACGGGATCTTCATCTCACTCCCCCTGCGTGTCGATGGCCCAGTGCAGCAGTGCAAGTGCGTCGGCCTCGTTGTCATCGGTGACGGCGTGACCGAGCGAGCACATCGCCGCAATCACCGCATCCTTGCCCGCGTTGCCTTTGCCGGTCGCGTGTTTCTTGATCGTGCCCACCGGCACACCCTGGTACGGGATACGGTGGTGCTCGCACCATGCCGAGAGCGTGGCGAGGAATCCGCCATACGCATGTGCGGCGTCGACACCGGCATGCCGGCGCACTTCCTCGAAGTACACAGCGTGAATATCCCCTGCGCTGCCGTGCAGTTCCGAGAGCCAGCGACGAAAGCGCAGGAAGCGCATGCCACCGCCCTCGAAGCGCTGCGGCCGGAAGTGCTGCGCGCCGCTCGTGATGCCGCCATCAAACCGGCGCAGCGCCCAGCCGGTGGTCGTGCCCAGATCAAGGGCGAGAATCGTCGTGATCATGATTGCAGTCGTTCCTGTTGGGGAGGAACGGCGCAGCCGGCAGAGCAAAACGTAATACCCTTGTGTGCGCGCATGCGCACGCGTATAAGAGTTACGTTGTAATGCGCCGGCTGCGCCGTTCGGCATGCTCGAATGGCGACTCAGTTGTCGGCGTATGGGATGTATGCGGGCGTATGCGGGTGCTTGAGGTCGATGCCCCTGAAACCGCGCAGACCTGCGGTGTTTTTCCATTGCTCGCATCCACGCGTGATGAGCAGATCGGAAAACCTCCGTTGTGATCCAACAAACTCCCCGGCGGATTCGGCCCATTGCTTCCAGTCGTTGAACAATTCCGCAGTCAACGACTTCGCGTTGGCCTCGCGTACACAGCGTTCGTCGAGCCAGCGGCCCAGCGCATCCTCGGCCTCGAAATACTCGTCGGTCGCGTCCTTCACCTGTTGCGGGGGATCAAGCCGCCCGAGACGTTGCCAGTCCAGACAGCCCTGAACTGCCCACGCCAGAATGCCGTCGCGCTCGGCCAGGAGCTTCTGCTGGAGCAGCTTGTCGCGGCGCTCGGGCGGTATGGTGATCGTGAACGGGATCAGGTGCAGCCGCCGCTTCATTGCTTCGTCGATGTTGCGGATCGCAGGCTTGTGGTTACCAGCAACGAACAGCTTGAACTGAGGGAGGAATTCGAAGAAGTCCTGCCGCATGAAGCGCGCGGAGATCTTGTCGCCACCCGTGAGGTTCTTGATCTTCGATTCGGCCCAGCGGCGTCCCTGTTCTGTTTCGATGGCCGACACGAAGCGCGCGCCACGCAGGCTAGCCATGTCGGTCGGGTGCCGGTCGTTGCGCGTTTCCATGAATGTGTCCATCGGCGCGTTGGTGGCGTAGTCGCCGAGGATCGTTGCCAGCGTGTTGACGAACACCGACTTGCCGTTCGCGCCCGTGCCGTAGAGGAAGAACAGCGCGTGCTCCTGCGTCGAACCGGTGAGCGCGTAGCCCGCCGTCCGTTGCAGATAGGCCTGTAGCTCGATATCCCCGCCCGTGACCTCGGTGAGGAACTGCCGCCAGATAGGACAGTTGCCACTTTGGGTCGCCGTGGTCACCCGAGTCATCCGGTCGGTACGGTCGTGCGCACGTTGCCTGCCAGTCGTGAGATCGACCACGCCACCCGGCGTGTTGAGCAGCCACGGGTCGGCGTCCCATTCGGCGGTGGTGGCCGCATGTCGGCGATCCGATCGAGCCAGCCGTTCGACACCAGCGACCGTGCCAGAACTGGCGAGCCTGGCGGCAATCTTCGGGTTTTCTGCACGCACGGCCGTGTGACGGCAAACGCTACGGATCAGGTCGGTAGCGGCCAGGGTGTCTTCGGAGCGCCAGCGATGGCCATCCCACATCATCCAGCGCCCCCATGCGGACACGTAGCGCCAGTCGCGGTAGTAACGGCGGGTGAAGGCCAGCGCCAGCGCGTCTTCCGTGCCCCACACGGATTCGTCGCTGCCGACGGCGGGTTCCTGCTCGACGTCGACGTTGTAGATCTGGGCACGCGGGGCGCGGGTGAGAAAGGCTGCGAGATCGAAACCCTCCGCCATTGCATCCGCTGCATCCCATCCTTCTGATGCTTCCTCGGGCGGATACAGGATGTGGCAGGATTTTGCGCCTGCCGTGAGGATGGCCTGTGCTGCCTGCGTGGCGTATTCCCAGCCGGGTTTGTCGCGGTCGGGCCAGATGAGCACGGCCTTGTCCGCAAGTGGAGACCAGTCGGTCTTCTCGACGGGCGCGTTCGCACCGTGCATCGCCGTGGTAGCGACGATGCCTGCGTTGATCAGTGTCTGCGCGCATTTCTCGCCCTCGACCAGGACCACCTGCGAGGCGTCGACCATGCCCGGCTGGTTGTAGAGAGGGCGCGGATTGGGCGGGGCCATCTTGCGGCGCTTCGCATCCCACGGCCGGAATTCCTTCTTCCGGCCCGGTGGATCGTAGCGGTAAACGACAGCGATCAGCTGACCAGATGCATCGAGGTAATCCCACTTGGCCGTGGCCGGACCCAGATCATCCACCGGCACGTCCTTATTCGTGCGCCGTTTCGGCATGAGGGCACTCTGTCCAATCAGCTCACGTGCCTGCTGGAGCACGCGGGGGAAATCGACGTGAGCGTTGACACCAAGCCACGCCGCGATCAGATCGAAGATGTCGCCGCCGTCACCGGTCGCGCGATCGGTCCACAGGCCCGCCTTCTCGCCTTCGAGCACAACCTCGAGGCTGTCACCCGGGCTGCCCATGACATCGCCCATGAGGAACTTGCCCCGGCGACGCTTGCCCGCCGGGAACATGACGGTCAGTACTGACTCGAGTCGGGCAAGCAATGCGGTGCGCATGGTTTCGCGCGAGTCAGCCGGATCGGTCGTAACGGGATCGGGGGTGTCGTTGAAATCAAGCATGACGGATTCCTTGCGTCGGGATGTTGCTGGTCGACCGTGCGTAGGATCGGGTTGTCGTATGGGCAGACTGCGCTGGCAGGTACCCGGTTTTCGTGGCCACGTCGCGCACGAAGACGGGATTCAGCCCGGCAAGCGATGCCCACGCATCAAGCCGCCTGCCGTACATGAAGTCCCGTGCGTCGGTACGCCTGGACGGGCTGCCGATACAGGAGTCCGCGATGGCCTGGCAGATTGCGGCGACTGCCAGGCGTGTTTCGGGCTGAACGACATCCGCGTGGCGCAGCAGCAGGCGCTGGATAGCGGTGATACGTACCAGTGGGCGAGGAGCCCCGGTTTCGCATCGGAGGGGAAACCGGGTCATGGGCCGGTCCTCCAGCAGCGGTCCTGCCATGCGCACATCCGGCATTCGAAGTGAGTGGGGTCATTGAATCCGCGCGGCAGTCGCTCGCCGGCATCGCTCGCGCCGATCACGGTTACGGCACGGTCGGACATGCGCTGGGCGAGCACCGCATCGAACGGAACCAGTTCGATGTACAGGTCCATCGTGTCGGCGTTGATTGCCGTGAACACGGCGGGATGCTCGTGCAGACCGAGATAGGCCTGGTAGAGCGCGACCTGTGCGGCATAGATGGGTTTGGCGACGGCGAGCCGGTGCTTGAGCAATTCGCGCCACGACTTACCGCCGAGGCACTTGTTTTCCCAGAGCGCCGGATAGCTGACGTCGTCGGGGCCGCCGACGAGCACACCATCGATGTGCCCCTGCAGCCGGCCGTCGAGTGCCGAGAATCCGAACTGCTCGCCATCGGCCTTGCGCGTGCGCAGATCGAATCCGGCACCACGTAGCCACGCGACCATGCAGTCCTCCATCACATGGCCACGCTCGAAGATGCGCAGCATGCGGCCCGGGACGTCGCGACCGTGATCGACAGCAGTGCGTTCGTACTCGTACTGCAATGCACGTTCGCACGCGGCTCCCAGACGCGAGGCACCGAGATATGTGCGACTGCCCTCACGCTTGCTCGTGCGCTGCATGCCGGCATCGATCAACGTGGTAATTCGTTCCGACAGCGTGGACGAAGAATTGAAATCCATCATTGCGCGACCTCCCACGGCAGGTCGTCTGCCATATCGGCAAACGGATCGCGCGGTGGCGTCGTTCCGCGCACGGTGGACTGGCGCGTCGCCTCGTGGTGCGAGACCATCTGTTCCGTCCAGCAGGTGACGATCGCGTCAATCACACGCAGGGCTTCTTCCTCGGCATACGCGCCGAGGGGCTTGTCGAAACCAATCTCGCCAGCGGCTTCGCCGAAGGCCTTGAGGCACCGCTTCATTGCGCCGCGCTCGACTTCAGTCGGATCAATCATCGTGTTCTCCGCAAGGGTTGCGCCGCCGTCCAGGGCACGAAGCCTGGTGCCGTACAGCGCATGGAAAGCGTCCTGGCAGCGTCGTGAGCAGAACGCCCAGTCAATTGGGTAGCGCCGGGGATTGCCGATACCGTGACGGGTATCGGCATGCGTGAGTCCCCGGGCCTGACGGGTGCAGACCCAGCATTTCATTGGGGATCTCCGCGTCAGGCCCAGGCAGGTTTGCCCGCCGGTGCCGGTCGGGTCGTGGTCGGCGCGGGACGGAAAGTTGGCGCGGTCTGTGCCGGAGCACCCGACTGGCCGCCGGAGCCCGAAGGCTTCGAGGCCGCGGCCATGAACGCGGCGTAGTCGGCGTGATCCGGTTCGACCGCCATGCGCACGACGTTGCGGTCATCGCCGCGCCCATCCTTTTCGATGTCCACGCGCACGATGAACTCGATGCCATCGAGATCGGCGAAGCTCTCGATGCGGCGGGCAGCCGATGCCTGCGGACTGTTGTCCTGCGGATGGACGTGACGAGCGCTGTTGAGAATTGCGCGGATGAAGCTGCGCCCCATCTGCCCCCAGGTCGGCCCCTTGCGAGAGTGGAGGCCGATGTTCGTCCACATCTTGCGTTTGGCATACGGGCCGTCGGTCACGACAAACTCGCAGGCCAGGTAGACCGAGCCCGTCTCGAACGATTCGGTCGCGTAGCCGCCGGTCCAGCCCTGCTCGGGATCCTCGTAGCCACCGGGTTTGATGGTCATGCGAACCGGCACGACGGTACCCTTCGGGATCAGTTCAAAGCCAGTGTGCTGTGCATCGGCATCGTTGAAGTCGTTCCATTGGGACATGATCAGTTCCTCGTCGTCGGGGATTGGGTCGCTGCGGCTGCGCATTTGCGGATCAGCGCGTAGAGATCGGGCGGCTCGAGCAGTTCGAGCTGGCCTGAACGATCCTTGGCCGGATAGCCGTAGGGGTTGAGCGTGTGGGTGACGAACGCGCGATAGGATGTGCCGTCGTCGGCCTTGATCTCGGCGAGTGTGACGACCTCGTCGACGATGCCAGGCAGCTCGGCGGCAGTCTTCGAGCCTTCGATCTGCGGGGTGAACACCTTGCGGTTGAAATCGTCGATACGCTCGTCGAGAATCGCGACGAACACGACGTTCTTGCCGCGCGCATGCTGCAGATGGGTCAGTGCCGCGAGCATTTCCGTGCCAAGCAGGCCATAGGCACCGCGCATGTCGGGCTTGCCCGTGCGATCGGACACGGCCTGCGGCTGGGTTCTGGCCCAGATCAGTGCCAGACGCGCGAGCACGGTGATGCTGTCGACGAAGTACGTGTCGTAGCGGGCCAGCTGCGCCGGATCGCCGAAGCGATCGCACACGTGGTGGAAATGCGCGTCCGAGAACGGCACCTCCGGTGGCAGGGCCGGGTTGGGGCCTGCGAGGAACACGACGAGATCGCGGAATTCCGGCCAGGTAGCCGGGCGCATGCAGTCGCCCTGCCAGTCGCGTACTGCGAGGTCGCCGGCCTCGAGATCGACGAACAACGTCGAGGCCTCGGGCAGCGTTCTCAGCAGGCTGGTCTTGCCAATCCCGCTCTTTCCAAGCACGGCGATCTTGACGCCCTGACGTTCGGCAAGCCGCTGATCGGCGGTGATAATGGGCAGAGCCATCACGCAGCCTCCTTCAGCAGTTCGGCGACCGCCGGATTCCAGAGAATCTGGTAGCCGGAGTGACCGTTGCGCGAGTAGGGCATAGCCTCGGCCCAAGCCTCGCCCGCCTCGGTCAGTTCCCACTCGTCGCGGTCATTGCGCACCTGCAGACCGTGACGCGCAAGGCGCAGGTTGGCCGCTTTCGCCGAGATGCTCAGAAGCTGGCCAACCTGCGTGGCGTTGAGCGAGCAGATGGGCGCATCCGCAGCGGGCAACGCGCGGCGCAGCGTTTCGACGGCGATACCTGTGTTGTCGTGGATACAGGTCAGCGTTGCAGCCATCGCAATGCCGGCCTTGACGCCAGGGACCTTCGCTACGGCCTCGCCGATCAGCAGGATCGACGACACGCGGTCCTGGGTCGGTGCGGGCAGGCTGGCGACGGCGTTGTAGCTGCCGGTCTTGCGGATAGCGGGCAGCACTTCGCTCGTGACCCATCGCTTGAAGCGCTTCGCGGCGTCCTTGGTGCTGCCGAGGATCAGGGCATACAGTCCCGATTCGTTTACGTGGTTCTGGCGCTGACGGCCGCCAGGCGTCAGGGTGTCCAATTTCTGGACATCCTCGTCATCGACATGCGATTCGACGGCCTGGCGCGGATTACCGAACTCGAGCACAGTGCACACGTCATTGGCGTTGAACCAAGGCTGGCCTGCGTCATCGACATGGAGGCGCACTGCGTGGGCTTCGAATTCGAACGGAAGGATATTCGTCATGGTCAGGCTCCCATGTCGTTGAGGAGGGCCAGCCGGAAAGTCGGCTTACCGGGTTTGGTGGTACGAGCCGACGCAAACTGCTCGCGCAATGCCGGCGGCCAGTTCGAGAAGCGTGATTCGGGAATCGACAGCTCAACGTCGACGTAGTCCTCGGCTCGCTCACCGGCAGCCGTGATGCGTGCGGCCATCTTGGACAGGCCTTCCTGGTCCCAGGACACGCGGCGCGGCAGTTCGAACGTGATGCGCAGCGCGCCGTCGGACACGTGTGTGGTGCCGAAGTCGCGACCGGAGTCACGCAGGGCTGCGCGAGCCTGTTCGCCGTAAGCGGCATCGAGCGCCGCGTCGAACTTCGCGCGGGCCGATTTCAGCCATTCGCTGGCTTCGGCGAGGTTGCGGTGGATTTCGGCTTTCTGGGCCGCAGGAAGAGCCGCGAGTTGGGCCACGGACATGGCCGCGAGGTCGGCGGGGAAAATCGTCATATCGGTCATGGCGATTCCCCTTACTGGTTCATCGAAGCGTGGACGGCCGCAGTCCCTTTCCCTTCGAAGGGTTCGGACGTGCTTCGGCGCAGGCTTTCCGTTTCGTAGGCTTCGACATCCTCGAGGCGGTACAGGACGCGCCCTTGCAGTTTCATGAAGACGGGGCCGATGCCATCGGAGCGCCAGCGTTCGAGGGTGGCCTCGCTGATGTCCCAGCGTTCAGCCAGATCGCGTTGATTGAGGTGTTTGACGGTCACGTTTTTCTCCTTTCGAGTGGTTGCGAAAACGTGAGGTCATGTTCGAATTCGGGATGTACGGGCGTCAGCCAACGCCATGTACGGGCTGATGTACGGGCTCAGACGGAGCCAGAGAAAGCCGGGCCCAGAAAGCAAAAAACCGCCCGAAGGCGGTTGTGCGTGAAGCCGAATGTCAGCGCAGGTTTATTCCAGCTTGATGCCATACCCCGCGTCGTCATGCGTGATGTAGTCGAGCCACTGGTTGTTGCTGCTGAAGATGCTCGGAACGCGCTTGCCGCTTGCTGCCTCCCGTGAGCCGTGAGCGGCAACCAGAATGTCACCGGCAGAAACGCGGGTGCGGCCGTTTTCGAACTGTTCGACCAGATACTTCACCACGGCGATCTGCTTGGCACCTTTGATGGTCCAAGGCTTGTCCGCCTTGGTGGCGATGACCAGCGTATTGGTGTACGGGTCGAAGCGAACCGGGAGCGATTTTTCCTCCTTGCTACCCGCCGGTGCTACCAGCAGGCGATGGAGCAGGTCGGTGTCGGCCTGCGGCCTGACCACGTAGTCCAGCAGGATGCTGGAGATCGGAACGATGCGGTAGCTCCGGGGTGGCAGCACGATGTCGGGCAAGGCTTGGCCTGTTGTGAAGATCAAGCCCTGTTCGGGTAGTGACGCAGCACGGAAGTGGTCGAAGACCCGGTCGATGGATGACGACAGTCCTCGCACCAACCATACATCGACCTGCGCGTCGGCGATGCGCATCTTGCCGAGGTTCCACAGCGTGCTACCAATGGCCGGCATCGTGATGCCACGGCGATGAGCCTGTGGAATTTCGAGCAGGTCCGCCAAGTAGCTCAACAGCCTCGTGTCCGAGACAGCATGAACTGCCACGAGATCAGCCGGCACGTATTTGGAGCGGAAGGTTTCAGGACAGCGGTAGCGATACCGTCCGGATTCATCTTCCTCGAGATCGACCATGACCGTTGCATCGCCGCAAGGGGCAGGGTAGCCACCTGCGTATCCGATGCATTCCGTCCATGTGTCGAGATCGCGCCGGGACAGGGCCGTCGTGCGCGACAGGCTCCACCCGGGCACGCCCAGCAGACGTTGCCCATCCGCATCGGGGATCGGCTGGTTCGATTGTTCGAACAGTGCGAGCAGCTCAAGCAGCGAGCGCGTCGACAGGGGTATCGTCTGCACTGCCGATCTCCTTCACCAGATTCCACCTTGCCAGCAGGCGGTCGCACATTGCTCGATCTCTTTCGCGCTTGGTTTTGATGTTGCAGCGATTTTCGTCGCGCAGAATGATGGTGATCGTGCGTGCGCGATCCGTGCCGACCTTCTTGATGCGAATAGAGAGCTTCGCGTAATTGAGGTGGTGGTCACGGAAATCGAAGGTATGGGAGATCAGGGAGCGGGCGGCCGTGTAGATGTCGTCTGTGTCCTTGGCCCAGATTTTTACCAGCAGTGATCGATGGTTTTCGGATGCATAGCCGAGCTCGATCACCTTGACCGATGCGACGTTCTCACCGGAGATGTCGAAATTCCGGGGGGCGGCGAGGCTCTGGTAATCGTATTGCTTGAGCGGGACCTTTTCGCCGGTGATCGGCGACTGCAGCAATGAGTCTGCTGCGATGCGCGCCAGCGCTTCACGTCCGTCCGCGTCTTTCGACAGGATTTCCAGATGACCGTTGGCCGGCTCGTAGGTGACGTGCGAGGACACGGCACGCACGACCTCCTGCGGCACCAACTCACTATCCTGGACGCAATCGACGATTTCGGGCGGGCGGTTGTGGTGGACACTGATCTGGTACAGCTCGATGTCCTCGCCGGTCTGCGTGTCCGGGCGCAGTCGCTTGAACACCTGTACGGCGACGTCTGTCGCTGCACAGCCAAGCTGTTCGGCCACTGCAGTGTGGAAGGACTGACGCGCCTCCACATCGTCCAGCACTGCGAGATTTTTGGGGGCCAAGTACCCCGAATAGCAGGTAGCATTTTGGCGGAATACGTCCGCCTGCCGGGCATTCAGGGCTTCATCGAATAGCGACGGGACATGGCGATACAGCCAGATGGCGCGCTCATACTGGTTGCGAATTGCGGAAAACGCTGTCTGGTCCTGCTCATCGAAGATGTCCTGGCTGATCCCGTCGATCACGTCCTGTCCAGGACCATCGGACAGCAACACGATGCGTTCGGCAACCTCCTCGATCTGCTGCCGTTCCCCGACATCGAGGCTTGCCAGTTCGGCTTCCATCGCCGCCCGCTGGTCCCGCTTGGTCTGGTCGCCATCCAGATCCACCAGATCTAGGCCGAATTTATCGACCATGAATTCGTGGAACACGGCCGGCGTCACATGGCCCAGCAATTTCGACAGGTTCTCTGCATCGTTCATCGCTACCCCTTTCTCAACGTGTGGATCAGGTTTGCTTCAGTCTGTATGGCCCTTTTTTAAATCGGGGTGTACAGATCGACGGCGTTCGGTGTGCCGAACTGGTATGATTATTTCCAACCGGTGAGGGGTTTGTCAAGCAGTTACGATTTCGTTCGGTATGGTGGTATCATTTTCTGGGCAAATCGGAACGATCAGGAGAAAGCAGTGCCATCCCCTCTGGGTGACAAGATCCGTGCACGGCGCAAGGAAAAGAAGCTCAGCCTCGAGCAGTTGGCCGAACTCACCGACTCCAGCAAAAGCTACATCTGGGAGTTGGAGAACAAGGACGATCCCAAACCGTCGGCTGAGAAGATAGGGAAAATTGCCACCGTGCTCGATGTGACGGCGGAATTCCTGTTGACCGAGTCCTCGGCCACGCCAGACGAGGCTGTGCTTGATGAAGCCTTCTTCCGTAAGTTCAAAGCCATGTCCGAGCCGGACAAGAAGAAGATCCGCAAAATCCTCGATGCCTGGGAAGACGAATGACGGAGGCGAAAAAGCCGCAGGCTGCAGCTAATCAGATTTCGTCGATGCTGAACGCCGTGCTCGGCGTGGACCGTTTTCCGGTCAAGGTCGATGAACTGGCGCTGGAGTATTCACGGCAGTGCTTCGCGGATTCGCCGATCGACAAGGTGGTCGGCGAGGACATGGATGATTTTGAAGGCATGCTGGCTGCGAACAAGGCACGGTCGAAATGGCTTATCGTTTATAACAGCGCCGTGCGGTCGGAAGGGCGCAAGCGCTTCACCGTCGCTCACGAATTTGCCCACTACCTGATGCATCGTCATCAGCAGGACCGTTTTGAGTGCGGCACCGATGACATTGAGACGGGCGACAACAATGGGCGCGATATCGAGGCTGAGGCGGATGTCTTCGCCTCGACCCTGCTGATGCCGCTGGATGATTTCCGGCGACAGGTGGACGGACAGCCGGTCAGCTTTGATCTGCTCGGTCATTGCGCCGATCGCTACGGTGTTTCTCTGACAGCGGCAGCTTTGCGCTGGACAGAAATCGCGCCGAAGCGTGTCGTGCTGGTGGCCAGTCGCGACGACCATATGCTATGGGCGAAATCGAACGATGCGGCGTTCAGATCGGGGGCATATTTTGCGACGCGCAGGAACACCATCGAGTTGCCTCGCCAGGCGCTTGCTCACAGCGATAACGGCTGGAGTGCAGGCGATCAGCAGACGGGCCGAGCGCAGCACTGGTTTCCACATGAACCTGCCAGCATGCCCGTTACTGAAATGACCCGGGTGGCAGGGCAGTACGACTATACGTTGACGCTGCTGTCGTTGCCCGACGCGGAATGGCAACGGCCCCGGCACGATGACGAAGAGGCCGAGGAGGACAGCTTCGACCGGTTCGTCCGCAACGGACAGTACCCGGCGCGGTAGATCATGAGCACGTACAAGTGGCAGTTCGGTTCCCGTTTCCGCCGCAACGCCTTCGGCTGGCGATCCGACACGCCGATTCAGCGTATCAAGGAAGCGCTTTCAGAAATCAAGGCGGTCGCACGCAAGGAGCCAGTGGTTGCGGCCGAGGGGGCGGTGCTGCTCCTCGAAAAGCTGTCGCCCTCTCTCGAGCAGGTCGATAGCTCCTCGGGTGCCTTGGGCGCGGCGGTCAACAAGGCCATCGAAACACTGGTGCCAATCATTGCGAAGGCGGATGTCGACGCGAGCGCTCGGCAGCGTTGGCTTGAACGCCTGTGGCAGGCTTTGCAGGACGATGAGATGCCCTACATCGAATCGCTCGGCGAGCACTGGGGCGAACTGTGCGTTACCCCGGAGATTGCTGCCCGGTGGGTCGATGAGTTCTTGCCGCTGGTCGAACATGTCTGGGGTTCCCAATCCTCCGGTCACGGTTTTTTCAAGGGAACGGGTGCATGCCTTGCTTCGTTGTACGCCGCCGGTCGCCATGAACAACTGCTCGCGTTGCTGGAGCGAGCGCCGTTCAAGTGGTGGTATTACCGCCAGTGGGGCGTAAAGGCGCTCGAAGCGATGGGGAAGAAGGCGGAGGCGATTCGATATGCCGAGCAGTCGCGCGGCTTGAACGACCCTGGCTGGCAGATTGCAGTGGCCTGCGAAGCCATCCTGTTATCGTCGGGCATGGCGGAGGATGCATATCGACGCTATGCGATCGAAGCCAATCAAGGCACGACTAATCTTGCCACCTTTCGCGCCATCGCCAAAAAATATCCGAACATACCGCCGGAGCAGATTCTGCGCGACCTGGTTGCCAGCACGCCCGGTGCTGAAGGCAAGTGGTTCGCCGCCGCGAAGGATGCCGGCCTGTTCGACGTTGCCATCGAGTTGGTCACGCGCAGCCCGACCGACCCGCGCACACTTGCGCGCGCAGCAAGAGATTTTGCCGAGCTTCAGCCCAAGTTCGCGATCGCTGCGGGCCTGGCTTCACTGCGGTGGATTTCGCTCGGTTTCGGCTATGAAATCACGGGCACCGATGTGCTCGATGCCTATTCTGCCGTGCTCAAGGCTGCATCGACCGAAGGCACGGATATCCAGCAGGTCAAGACTCAGATCAGGGATCTGCTGGCCTCGACGCCTGCAGGCAATCAGTTCATGAAGACCGTTCTGGCCCATCAGCTGGCGGTCTGATTCAGTGGCGTTTTTGCGATAGCCTGCATCCGTATGCGGGCATACGAAACTCCCTCATGGTGTCGGTGACGGTTCGTCTGGAGAATTTCGCTTTCATGGCGAGTTTGATGGAGAGGATCGGTACCGATGCAAGAGACAAACCAGATTTCCCCAGAACGGATGACCCCGGAGCAGCGTCGGCTCGAAGTCGCGTCGCTGCTGGCCAACGGACTCGTGCGCCTGCGCATCAGCCATTTTCCACAGTCCGCGAAGTGCCTGCCGGAGAGTGAGTTTAAGCTTGCCTTATCTGGACGCCAGCGCGTTCATATAGACCCCGTCAACAACAAAAATACGGAGTCCAGATGAGTGAGAGCCCGCGTGCATACACAACACCAGCGTCGGTTGCTGCGCAAATCGCCCGATTGCCTGATCTGCCCATGGCCGAAATCAAGGCGCTTTGGCGCAGGCTGATCGGGGGCGATACGCCCACGCACAATCGGCAATTTCTCGAGCGCCGCATTGCCTATCGACTGCAGGAAGTCGAGTTTCGCAAGGTCGATCCAAACCTGCTTGAGAGGAACAAGCGCCGCATCACCAATCTGGTAGAAACAGGCAAGCTCACGAAGAAGGCGCGATCGTACCGTCCGCCAGCGGGGACGGTGCTGACCCGCGAATACCAGAAGGTCGAGTATCGCGTGACGGTCATTGCGGACGACCGATATGAGTTTGAAGGTCGGCTATACCCGAGCCTGTCGATGATTGCCCGTGAAATTTCCGGGACGCGTTGGTCAGGTCCCGTGTTTTTTGGTCTCACGGAGCGGGGAAAGCCGAAGGTTGAAAAACAGCGGGGGCGGAAATGAGCGATTCACCGATAAGGCGCCTGCGCTGCGCCGTCTACACGCGTAAATCCACCGACGAGGGGCTGGACCAGGAGTACAACTCGATCGATGCGCAGCGCGATGCGGGACATGCCTATATCGCGAGCCAGCGTGCCGAGGGCTGGATTCCGGTCGCCGACGACTACGACGATCCTGCCTACTCGGGCGGGAACATGGATCGTCCCGCGATCAAACGCCTGATGGCAGATATCGAGGCAGGCAAGATCGACATCGTGGTGGTGTACAAGATCGACCGGCTGACGCGCAGCTTGACTGACTTCGCCCGCATGGTCGATGTGTTCGAGCGTCAGGGCGTCTCGTTCGTTTCGGTGACCCAGCAATTCAACACCACGACCTCGATGGGCCGACTGATGCTGAACATTCTGCTGTCCTTCGCCCAGTTCGAGCGCGAGGTCACCGGGGAGCGCATTCGCGACAAGATCGCTGCCAGCAAACGCAAGGGCATGTGGATGGGCGGGATTCCACCCATCGGGTACGACGTCGTGAATCGACGACTGGTTTTGAATGACGGCGAGGCAAAACTCGTGCGCCACATCTTTCGGCGTTTCGTCGAAATCGGATCGACCACCCTCGTGGTCAAGGAGTTGAGACTCGATGGCGTGACGTCGAAGGCTTGGACCACGCAGGACGGCAAGGTCCGTAAGGGGCGGCCGATCGACAAGGCTCTGATCTACAAACTGCTGCACAACCGTACCTACCTCGGGGAATTGCGCCATCGGGACCAATGGTATCCGGGAGAGCATCCGTCGATCATCGATCGTGATCTGTGGGACCGAGTTCATGCAATCCTGTCCACCAATGGCCGTGCGCGCGCGAGCGCCACACGGGCGAGGGTGGCGAAGGTGCATTGTCTGCTCAGGGGTATGGTATTCGGAACCGACGGCCGGGCGCTGTCGCCGGTTTCCACGGTAAAGAAAGATGGGCGTCGATATCGCTACTACGTCCCTCAGCGGGAGAAAAAGGAGCATGCCGGTGCGTCGGGTCTGCCTACCGTGCCAGCGGCCGAGCTCGAGGCAGCGGTGCTGGATCAACTGCGGGCGATCCTTCGGTCACCGGGGCTGATCGGGGATATGCTGCCTCGGGCTATTGCGCTTGACCCCAGCCTGGACGAGGCCATGGTCACCGTGGCGATGACACGTCTCGATGCGATCTGGGACCAACTGTTCCCGGCCGAGCAGACCAGGATCGTCAAATTGCTGGTCGAGAAGGTGATCGTGTCGCCTGATGATCTCGAAGTGCGGTTGCGCGCGAACGGCATCGAGCGCCTGGTCCTTGAATTGCGACCGGCGACCGATGGTGCCGCCGAGGAGGTCATGGCATGAGTAAGATGTCGATCCAGCAGTCAGGGGAGCTAAATGTCGTCGAAGCAAGCGACGGCCGTCTGACGCTGTATGTACCGATCCGGATCAAGCGACGTAGCGGCCGCAAATTGGTCACGCTGCCCAGCGGTGAAGCCATGAAACCTCGACCGTGGGACGACACCGCGGCCACGCCGCTGCAGTTGGCGTTGGCCCGAGGCCACCGCTGGCTGGCAATGCTGACGTCGGGCGAAGTGCAGTCGCTCAAGGAAATTGCTGCCCGCGAAAACGTCGACCCCAGCTATGTGAGCCGCATGGTCAATCTGACCTCGCTGGCGCCCGACATCGTCGCCGCAATCCTCGACGACGCGTTGCCGGATCACATCACGCTGTTCGATCTGGCGGTGGATCCGCCGGCTTTGTGGGATCACCAGCGGGAACGGCTTAAGGTCGTCAGATGACTGGCTGCGACCCACAACGGCCGTTCGACCCAATGCAAGAGCTACGGCCGTTGCGGGGGTGGGACGGCCATTCGCGCGGTCACTCAGACGGCACGTTGTGGGGACTCGGCCAGCTGCCCACCGCCTAGGCCGACCGTCTCTGACCGACTCGCGGTCATTGCTGCTGCCTGAAAGCAGATGTTCAAACTACGTCGAAGATGCACCACCAAAGTTTCATTGCTAGATCCGACATCGGGTTGTGGCGGCTGACAGGTTGCACCGGATACCGACTGCCACTGCGCGTATCGGGTCCCGATTGCAGTCTGCAACGCTGTGTCCGATAATTTGCCATCATTTCGAGTCCCGCCATGAGGCCGTGTCAGACGGCTCAAAAACAGGAACAAGGGCATATGCTTGGGGGTAAGACAGGGGCAGCGTCGGCGTACTGGTTCGTCGGCGCTAGTTACGGCGCGTCAAAGGATCAGACGGCTCGCTTCCTAGAAGAGGGCATATGGGAAGTCCATAAGCCAACTAGCCGGGAATCTGCCGATGTCAATGCCATGCGTGTCGGAGACCGCATCGCCATCAAGGCAGCCTATGTGCGCAAGCGCAACCTGCCATTCGACATCCGCGACCAGTCGGTTTCTGTCATGGGCATCAAGGCCATCGGGACGGTGGTCAGCAATGAAGGAAACGGCTATCAGGTCGGTGTGCAATGGACCGCCGTTGAGCCGGTGCGAGAGTGGTTCTTCTACACTTACCGCCCGACGATTTGGCGCGTGCTACCTGACACTTGGAAAGCGGAAGCGCTGATTCGCTTCACCTTCGAAAACGAACCACAGGACTTTGAGCGCTTCTTGCAGTCGCCATACTGGCGCGACCGCTATGGCGTTGGCGACGAGGCGCAGCAACCTTTCCGCTGGACGGGCTTCTTCCAGGCCACCGCCGACGCTCTGCTCGCCTATCGGTCGAATCGCAGCGCGCTTGTTGCCGGCCTGCAAGACATCGCGAGCCGCGTCGACGTGTTGGACTACTTGAACAAGGATCGACTCCCGGACGGCCAGAAGGGTTTCGTGCGCGATATATGTCCGTTCACAGTAATGGGCAGCTTCAACCGGGGCATCACGGACATCAACCGCAAGCAACTGGCCGACGAGCTGGCCCGGTTTCTTGGCGTATCCGAGCCGGTGCCCGCATCGTTCGAAGGGGTACCGCTACTGAACAACCTCAAGTCCTGGTATTTTCCGTTCGAGGACGAACGCCCAGCCGAGCAGATTGATCAGCTTTGGGACGTGTTCGCTGCAGCTATCGACTATGCCGAGTCTGACGACGACACTGGGCGCGAGCGTTTCGCTAAAGCGTTCGACCAAGTCAACGGCAAACCGGGCGTTGGCTGGAACCTCACGATGGGCCTTTTCTGGATTCGTCCATGGTCGTTTCCTACGCTGGATGGGAATTCGCGCCGCCTAATCCGGGAAAAGCTGCTCGCCGAGATCAGCACCAGCGGGCCAAATCACCGCTGTAGCGCCACCGACTATCTCGCACTGATCGATACTCTGGAGCGGCGCTTCCAGGAACCGGACTACGCCGTGCATTCGTTCCCCGATCTATCCCAACAGGCTTGGGTCTATCAACCGGCCGGTGGCGGGCCGCGAGGCCCCGGAGAGGACGCCGATGGCGAGGGTGACGAAGGAGCCGACGTGGTCTCGGAATCCCTCGTTCCGGACCGGCCGATTGTGCCGTATGCCGTCGACGACATTTTCAGGGAAGGCTGCTTCCTCGAACGGGCCAAGGTAGAGCGCCTGCTCCAGCGCCTCGAGCAGAAAAAGAACCTCGTGTTGCAGGGGCCACCTGGCACCGGCAAGACCTGGCTCGCCAGACGTCTCGCGTTTGCGCTGATTGGCGAGAAGACCGACAGCAGAGTTCGACGCGTGCAGTTCCACCCCAACCTCTCCTATGAAGATTTTGTGCGTGGCTGGCGGCCCACTGGCGATGGCAAACTTGCGCTGGTGGAGGGTGTATTCATGGAAGCGGCCCATGCCGCTTTGCGCGCGCCGGATCAGAAGTTCGTCGTCGTCATCGAGGAAATTAACCGCGGCAACCCAGCGCAGATCTTTGGCGAATTGTTGACCCTGCTCGAAGCCGGCAAGCGGACGCCAAATGAAGCCATCGAACTCTGCTATCCAGACCCGGACGGCAGGCGCCGCCCAGTGCATGTTCCTGACAACCTCTACGTCATCGGCACGATGAATCTGGCCGACCGCTCCCTCGCACTGGTCGACATGGCGCTGCGCCGCCGCTTCGCGTTCGCCGAACTTGAGCCCCAGCTTGGCCCGGTATGGCGGCAGTGGGTCACCAGGCAAGCGAAAATGGATGTATCGCTTGCTAGCGCCATCGAGTTGCGCTTCGAAGCGCTCAATCGCACCATCGCAAAGGACCCGAGGCTCGGCGAGCATTTTCGCCTCGGACATAGCTATGTGACGCCAACGGAAGTACTCGAAGCCGGTTCCACACGCCAATGGTTCATCGACGTGGTCGACACAGAGATTCGTCCGTTGCTGGACGAATATTGGTTCGACACGCCAGACGAAGCGCGCAAGGCGGCCGAGCAACTGTTACACGACTGGTGATGGCAACTGCGTCTGAAACGGCTGACGGCGCCCTGGATGTGGCGAGCAGCGGCATGTTGGGGCGCATTCCCGTGCGCAACCTTTGGTTGCTGATGCTGTACGCGTCCGATCTGTATCGCGCGCAAGGGACAAGGTTTGTCGATATTGAAGACAATCCCGATGACCTAGCGGACCTCGTCGCCGAATTGCTGATCCACACGGTGGAACAACGGCAACGCCGCCAGCTCAGTGCAGGCTATCGAGCCTACGAGGCGATACTGAACCGCGTGCGTGGCCGCATCGACGTGCTGACGACCGAGCGACAACAACTGCTTGCGCGCGGCAGCGTAGCGTGCCGCTTCGAGGTACTGACAATCGACACCCCGCGCAACCGTTACGTTCGCGGTGCGCTGGAGCATATCGCACGCCACGTCAACCCCGGTCGCGCCCGCAAGTGTACTGCGCTGGCGAATAATCTGAAGATGGCAGGCGTGTCAGGTGCGGTTCCTACGCGTGCACAGATGAGTGCCGAGCGGTTCTGCAGAAACGATCAGGATGACCGCCTGATGGTGGACGCCGCGAAGCTTGCCTTCGACCTCGCGCTGCCGACGGAAGCCGCCGGATCGCGCGCAATGCCGATTCCTGATCGCGAGGCGACATGGGTACGTAAGCTCTTCGAAAAAGCCGTCGGCGGTTTCTATCGAATCAATCTCGCCGAAGATAGCTGGCGCGTGAGAAGCGGCACTGTCCATCAATGGCGACTGACGGGCAAGACCGAAGGTATCGACAATATCCTTCCAAAGATGGAAACCGATATTATGCTCGATCATGTCCCGACCCGGCGCCGCATCATTATCGACACCAAATTCACGTCGATTGTCACAAAGAGCCGGTTTCGCGGGGAAGTGCTCAAGAGTGGTTACGTCTACCAGATGTACGCTTATATCTTCTCGCAAAAGGGGCGAGGCGATCCCCATGCCGACAGTGCGGCCGGCTTGCTGTTGCATCCATCGGTCCATGCTCATGTCGACGAGCTCGCCATCATCCAGGATCATGCCGTTCGCTTCGGCACCATCGATCTGGCCGGGCATCCTAGAGAGATCAAGGCACAACTGTTGCGTTTCGCCGACCCCGCGGGGTATGTCATTGCCTAG